TCGCGTAGTCGACGCCCTTCGAGAAGTTGATGCCGCCGCGGTTGATCGAGACCTCGGGCAGCGAGTACAGCCCGGAGGCGGTCGCGATGCTGGGGAGGTCGTAGATCGTCTCCGACGGGGCGCACCATCCGCCGGCCGCGATCAGGCCGCCGTTGGGGAGGCGCTTCTGGTCGGTCAGCTTGTCGAGGACGGCGAACTGGTCGGCGAGCGACATGTTCTCGTCGAGCTGGAACTCGTTGGTCGGGCGGTGCATCCGCGCGACGCCGTGCTGCAGGAACGTGTCCCCGCCGCGGCCGGAGCCGATCTTCGAGTAGTTGCGGGTGCGCTGCATGAACGCGGAGGCGACGTCACCGTAGTCGGCGAGCTTCTGCCCCGAGGTGAACTCGGGCACGTCGGCGGCCGCGGTGATCGACAGGCGACCGGTGTTGTCGTCCTCCGGCTGGCGCTGCTCGCGCGAGGCGCGGCGGGTGTTGACCGGGCGGCGGACGGCGGCGGATGCGGCGACCGGCTGACGCTCGGCGTCGGCGGGCTCACCCTCCGGCTCGTTCTCCTCGTCGCCCTCGGGCTCGTCACCCTCCGGCTCGTCGCCCTCGGGGGCATCGGAGCCCTCGGTGCGGCGCTCGCGGATGGCGGCGAGGCGGTCGGCGCGCGACTGGTCGGCTGCGGTGAGCGCGTCCTCGGCGACCTGGGTCTCGTCGATGAACGCGACGAGGGCCTCGGCCTGCTCGATCTGGTCGTCGGTGAGGTCGGCCTCGTCGTCGGCGAGCAGCTCGTTCAGAGCGGTCTGCGCGCTTGCGCGGAGCTCGGCGAGCTCAGCAGCGGAAAGACCCTCGATGCTCTCGGGAATCTCGAACATGGTGTGTGCTCCTCTGATTGGGAGTGGACTGGGGAATCGGGTAGTGCTGGTGCCCTGTAGTCACTCGCCTATGGTCGGAGCTTCCGAGCACGAGTATGCACGAGAAAGCCCCGGCCAGCAAACACGTGCTGACCGGGGCTTTCGGCGTGTCGCTACGCGGCCTTATTCGGCACGTAGCTCCCGCCCACTCGCTGGACCTTCGCGGCCGCTTCGATCTCCGAGCTGTAGACCTTCGACGAGGAGCCGTCGGCGGCGGTCCACAGGTAGGTGGTGTTGGCGGCGGTGGTCTTCTTGGAGTTGCAGGCGCAAGCCATCTCAGGCTCCCTCTCGGTTCACGCGGGAGCGCAGTGCGAGCACGCGCTGGTTCCGCTGGCTGGTGCGCAGCTCGGCGTTCCGCGCGCGGAGGGCGGCGACCCTCTTGCGCGTCTCCGACTGTGCGATGAAGTCCTCCACGGCTGCCCGGGAGATTGCGGCGATCTCGGCCGGGGTCATCTCCCGGCCGCGCTCGGCCTCGCGCTCCTCCGGCTGGTAGACGATGCCCGCGGCGACGAGCGCCGTCTGCACGCCCGCCGATGCCGCCAGCTCGGTGCGCGGGATCGGGTAGCCGGGGGTGTTGACTGCGACCGCGCCGATCAGCTCAAGCGCGCCGTGCAGGTAGCGCCAGTCGCCGGAGAGCGAGCCGTTCGCCTTGAACTGCGCGACCCGCTCCTCGGTGACGCCGGGACGGATCATGCCGGAGAACCAGATGCCGTGCGCGTCCTCGCCCATGACGACGTCGGCGATGGTCGCGTCGTCACGGTCGTAGTGCGCGGTCGCCATCGCGGCGGTCACGTCGGAGGCGAGCGAGGCGTGCCCGATCCCCATCGTCAGGTGGCCGACGGCGACCTCGCCACCGTCGGTCTGGATGCGGCCGGTGTGGAAGTAGGCGTAGTCGCTGTACGAGTTGGGCGGGGTGACGCAGGCACCGGGGATGCCGATGTGGCAGGTGCCCCACTCTGCGAGGTGCCCGTACACGTGGCCGTTGTCCTCGACGGTGAGCTGGGTGATGCGTTCCAGCTCGGGGTTCTGGAAGAAGGACATCGGCGGCAGCTCGCCCTCGCCGGAGACGAAGTTGAACATGGCGCTGGCGACGAGGGTCTCGGCGGCGTGGTGGCCGCGGTTGCCCTTGCGGCCGCCATCTTCCTGTCCGGGCCACAGCTTGATGGCTTCCTTGTGCAGGTTCGCGCACGTGCCCGCGAGGAAGCGCGGCTCGACGTACTTGCCGAGCTGCTTGCGGCACCGGTTGAAGTCGCCGGGCTGTCCCCATCGGATCTTCGCCGCGCCCTTGCCGCGTACCCAGTATCGGCGCAGGCGCTCGGTGTCGCGCGGGTGCGTGATCCAGCCGGGGCCGTCGTGGGTGCCGGGGGCGAACACGGCGGTCGCGGCCGCGGTGATCGCGTCGGGCGCGTCCTCGCCGAGCTCCTTGTACGCGGCGCGGAGCGAGCCCTTCGCCTTCGCCTTCGCGGCATCCGGCGCGTCGACCTGATCGAGTCGACCGGCGGCCGCGTGCACGGCGGCGCGGGAGAGGTCGCCGTTGGGCTCGCGGATCGGGAGGGCGTAGCGCTGCTTCGCCGTGCCCGCCTGCTCGCCCTTGTCGAGGATGCAGGAGCGCTGCCACTGCTGGTCGTCGAACCGGCTGGCCGATCCGTCCCATGCAGCCTCGCTGATCGCGAAGGTGTCGGGGTCGTCCATCTCGCCGAGGTCGACGAGCGCGGCGTCGAGCGCGGCGCGCGCGAACTCCACCTGCGAGTCGACCAGGCCGTCGGAGAGCTCGTCGAAGCGCTCGCTCCACTGGTGCACGGCAGCGCGGGACAGCTCCCCGCTCGGGGTGAGGATCGGCCAGATCGGCTCCTGCTCGATGCTCCACCCGATGGTCGCGGCCGCCCACTGCGCGTCCGTGTAGTCGGCGCGCTTGAACGAGAACGGCTCCTCGGAGATCGCGAGCTCGCAGCCGCAGTCCTCGAACGCGGCGGACGCGGCGATCGGCTCCATCGTGTCGTCGCCACCGTTGGCCGCGGCGATGGCGGCCTGCATGTCGTCGGCGCTGCCGAGCTGAATGAACGCCTCCGCGAACGCCGGGATGGAGACCATCGTCAGACCGGCGATGCGCGCCTCTGCGAACACCAGCTCCGACTCCCCGGACATGACGGCCATCGGGTCGAAGTCCTCGTCCATCTGGACGCGGATCATGTCAGTGTCGACGGAGACGCCCGGCGACGCTCCGGTGAGCACCATGTCGAGGGCTTCGCCCGCGTACGGCAGCTGCGGGATGAACGCACCAGCGCCCCACACGCGACCGGCATCGTCCTTCACCATCTGGTCGATGCGGCCGACGACGGCGGCACCCGAATGGCCGCCGTCGCCGGTCATCGGGACGTACTGCAGTGGACGGGGAAGGTCGCGCCAGGTGAGCGCGCCCTCCGCGAACTTGCGGCCGTCGCCGGTCGCCACGTTCTCCGGGGCGATCATGCCGAACCATGGCACCTCGGCGAGAAGGTCGAGCTCCTCGTTGTCCTCGACCGGCTCGTCGGTCGTGGGCGCATCCGGCTCAGTCTGACCGTCGGGCTCGGTCTGCGCCTCGACGATGTCCTCCTCGTCGGCGGGCGGGGTCGGTGCGGTGGGCTTCGGCTTGGCGGCCGTCTTCACTGCCATCTGTCTCTCCGTTCTGTCGCGCTCAGGCTAGTCGCGTCGCTGGGATTCGTGCAGGAGAAGCTCCGCGACCACGTAATCGTGGAGGACTCCGGCGTTGTGCGTCCGCTTCTGCTCGAGCAGAGTGCGGGTGTAGTTGTCCAGCCACCGGGTGAAGGTGGCGGCCGGGACCGGCAGGTTGAACTCGACGACGCAGTCCCACGCCCCGTCGAGCAGGGCGTCGATGTCGTCAGAGGTGTAGTCGGAGTGCTGGTAGGTGGAGGCGGCCGGCACGTCCTGGCGGATGTTCGCGCGCTTGTTGCGCAGCCGGTTGCCTGCACGTTCGAGCGCGCGGAAGACGATGACCTCGGCGCGCGCGGCCGCGGCCTCTGCCTTCCCAGTGTCGACGGCGGGCAGCTCGCGGACCGGGTGTTCAGCGGTGCTGGTGTCCGTGTTCTCGGGGCCCTTGATCGACTCGGTCTCGCGGATCGTGTCGGGCATCTCCGGTAGCTCGGGGAAGCCGAGTTCGCGGATCGCCCAGTTGACGGTCTGCGGCGCCGGGGAACCGCCGACGATCTTGCGCAGCAGCCAGTCCTTCGTGTCCCCGGCCTGTGCCTTGTCCTCGGGGTCGAAGCCGTTCTCGCGCAGCAGCGCGTCGGTGGTGAGCAGGCCCGCCTGCCACAGCTCGAACGCCTCCTTGGACCGGTTCGGCCGCAGGCGCATCTTCGAGGTGTCGGCCTTGATCAGGAACTGCAGCGGGTCGAGGCCGACCTCGGCGAGCGCCGGTGCGAGGTAGCCCTCGGTCACGGACTCGGTGATGATCGCCAGCTTCGGCTCGGCGTGCGCCTTGATGGCCGCCTCCTCGACGCCCCAGCTCGACCAGTGGTTCATGTCGGCGGTGCCGGTGAGAATCTCCGGCGGCATGTCGAGGCCGAGGCCGAGGCGGCGGATCGCCTCCTCGCGCAGCTTGAGGGTCTGCGCGTCGAACGGCGTCGACATGGTGATGTGCTTGATGTACTGCAGGTATTCGCCCTTCGCCTGCAGCACGATCGGGACGACGGCGCTCGCGCTCTCGCGGTCGCCGATGGCTGTCATCATCTGATCCATCAGCTCCTGCAGGAAGCTGTCCGCGGAGTCGTCTGACGTGTCGCCGGATGCGGCGGTCCCCGCGGCTCCCGCAGTCTCGTCGTTCGTCTGCGCGGCGGCGAAGTCGATCTCGCTCGGCAGCAGCAGGACGCCCGCACCGGCGAGGCGCGAGTCGATGTCGGCGGCGACGCGGCGGGTGAGACCGTCGAGCTCGGAGAGGATGGGGAGGACGGGCCGGGTGGGCGAGTCTGCCTTGTTCGGCCGGGCCGGGTGCGGCTGCCACAGGCGGATGAGGATGACGTCCTTATCCTCCTGGCCCTTCGGCTTCCCGTTGATGATGACGTTCGCGCCGGTGAACTGGACGCTCGACGGCGGGACGATGTACCAGCGCGCAGGCTTGGCCGCCTTCGCCTTCTCCCACACCATCCAGCAGTCACCGGGGACGGTGAACTGGATGCCGAGCAGGCGCAGCATCTCAGCCTGGAACTCGGGACCGCCGTAGAGCGCGTCGCCGATCTCCTTCGCCTTCGCGTTCGTGGTCGGCAGGCCGGTTGCCGCGTCGGCGACGTAGAGGTTCGCCTTCGACATGATGTTGCCGACCCAGTTGACGGCGTACCGGAACTCACCGATCGTGTCGTAGAACGTCCACGCGAGCTCCTGCCAGGTCTCGCCGGTCGCCTTGAACCGCTTCGTCGGATCGGCCTTCGCCGGACTGACCATTCTGCCGCTCGAGGCGATAGCGCCCGGGGACTTGTCCGATGGGGCCTTCCCCCGAGTGCGCGGCATGGTTACCTTCCCGTCACGGCTCGTCGTATGCAATCACGATGCTCGCGACGTAGCTTATCGCCAGCCATCCCCAGATCACCCACCAGACCACGCCGACCCACGGGACGAAGAAGCCGATGACCGCCCAGATCAGGGCCAGAAACACGAGCCACGGGGTCAGGCACCAGGGGCAGTGCAGCAGCTTGTTCCACGACGAGTCCTCGTCGACGAGGTCGTCCCAGCGGGCGCGGAGCCAGGCGGCCGGCGGGAACGCGTCGAAGATGATGACGCGGCTCAGCCGGGCCGGGCCGAGGATCGCGACGGGGATCGCGAAGACGAGCCAGAGCCAGTTGGTGACGAGGAATCCGGTGATGTTCAAGCTGCTCTCCTGAGATTGCGGCCGGGCCGGTTGCGCGGCAGGCCGTTCGGGCGACGGGGGGTGGATGGTGTGGGACCACTGGACTTCGGGGTGATGATGCGACCGGGCGGTGTGGTGTCGATGAGCTCCTCGATGCCCCAGACGAGCGCGTCCACCCGGTTCGGGGAGTCGCCTTCGCCGGGCACCCAGCCGAGCATCTCGGATTCGAGCTTGCCGAGGCCCGCGTCCTTGATGTGCCAGACGCGGTGCTGTTCGTACAGCGACACCACCGGCTCGGCGCGGAGCTGCTTCGAGCGCATCGCTGTCTTCACGAGGATGCGCGCGGAGGTGCCGCTGTTCTCAAGCGTGGACTTGACCATGTCGCCGCCGTAGTTCTTCTCGACGACGATCGCGTCGGCGCGCAGCTCCCGGTACAGGTCGTCGGCGGCGGTCGCCCAGCCCGAGGGGCTGTACTTGCCGGAGCGGTCCCGGAGGACGTACGCGGCCGCGCTCCGGCCGGTGCCGCGCTTGCCGACGGCGATGATGCCGGTCTCGTCGGAGCGGCGGTTCGCGGTTCCGGCGGGGTCGATCGCGATGACGATCCGATCCATGTCCTCGGGGCCGAGGGTGGCGTACTGCAGCAGATCACCGTTCCACAGCGCGCCTTCGACGTCTTCGAGCAGCTCGCCGTCGATCTCCTGGCGGCCGAGGCGGGTGCCTTCGTACTGGGAGAGGATCGCCTCGGCGAAGGTGGGCGACAGGTTCGATAGGTTCGCGCGCGTGCTCACGCGGGAGATGACGGTCTTCTGGTCGTTCAGCAGCGTCTTCAGCCACTCCTTCGGCAGCGGTGTGGTGGTGACAGCGATCTTCGGGTCGTCGCCGACGCGGAGACCGAACAGCAGGTTGCTCCACACGTCGTCGATGAGCGGGTAGTGGGCGGGCTCGTCGACCCACGCGAATCCGTGCTGCGGTCCACGGAGTCGGTCGGGCTCCTCGCCGGAGAACACGCCGCCGATGCACCCGTTCGGGAAGACGACGCGGCGCTTCGAGGGCTGGTATTCGACCTTCTCGCCGTAGTTCGAGTAGACGGATTCGAGCCCGGAGATGCCGGTGATCATGGTGTCGCGGACGTCGGCGTTCGTGGCGCCGATGAGCGCGAGGCGCGGGGTGCGCTTGGTCATCTGCCGCGTGTACTCCGCGCCGGTGCGCGTCTTCCCGGAGCCGCGGCCGCCGACGAGGGCGAACGTCAGCCACGCCGGGGTGTGGATGGGCGGCCACTGGTCGGCACGCGCGTGGTTGTACGGCACGCCCTCGTGAGGCTGGCCGTCGCACGTCCGCCCCGGGTTCGTGCAGTAGAAAATCTTGCGCTCACCAGCTCTTTCATCCTTGAGGCGCTGGTACAGCTTCGCCTTCGCCTCCGGCGACCAGTGTTCGAGCTCGTCGAGGATGCTCACGTGGTCATCTCCGCGATGATCCAGTCGCCGTGCCCAGTGCCGGCCGGGTCTCCGGGCGTCTTCCCGTCGAACCGGCGCACGTTCGGCTCATCGAGCATGACCTCGTCCCAGTCGAGGCCGAGATCGTGGCAGACGACGGCCATGATGGCGCGTCGGGCGTACGCGGACAGGGTCATGTCGCGCTTCATGGCGGCCGCGAGCACGAGGTCGTTCATCTGGGGGGTGATGTTGAGCCCGATGCTGCGCCGCTCGGTCCGTGTCGGCACTTTCGCGCGCACGGCGTCGATGAGCAGCTGCCCGGGGGTGGGTTCGTCGCTACGCGGCATCGGAATCGCCCTCCTCGGGGTCGCGGAACACGCCGTCTTCCCCTTCGATCATGCCGAAGATGTCGCCTTCGGGCTCGACCTCGCCCGCCTCGATCTCCTTGAGGCGCTGGACGACCTCGTCGAACTTCCGGGCGTCCGGGTTGACGACGGCGACCACCTGCGGGGCGTTCACGCCGTGCAGCTTCGAGATTTCCGCGATGATCTCGGTGGCGCGCTTGTTATATGCCAGCTGATCAGGGCTTTTCTGGTCGATCGCCTTACCGATGACGCTCTTGAACAGCAGCTCGAGGCGCGCGGACTGCTTCTGGCGCATCGAGGTGGTGTCCTCGGGATTGTGCACGGCGGCGACAGCGGCCATGAAGGCGTTGTACGCCGCGCCGGGGCTCGCGTAGAGCAGCTTGTCGGCGATCTGCTGGAAGGAGAAGCCGAGCACGCGCATCTCCACGTTCGCGAGCGCGCGCGTGGGCGGCTTCCCCTCCTTCGAGGCAGCGATCTCGGCGCTGTACTGGTCGCGTTCGACCTCCGCGGAGTGGAAGATGTCCGGCGCGGTCGGCGAATCGGGCGTCCGCTTGTCGCCCTCGTCCGGGTCCTCGCCGAATACGGTCACATCGGTCATCAGAACCTCCTGCTCCATGCGGGGATGCCGTACTTCTCGGCGTCCTGGGCGTCTTCACGTGGCAGACCGAGCGCCTTGCGCACCTTGTTCAGGTCGCCGAGGGTCAGGTGCGAGCCGTCTGTCTTCGAAATGGCGATCTCGAAGCACCGATCATCGTATCCAGAGACCGGCGTGACCTCGTAGACGCCGGGGATCAGCGGCGTCGCCTCCTCGACGATGGTCTCAAGGTCGCCCATCGGCTCGTCGATGAGCGCGCGGAGCCGCGCGTAGTCGTCCATGTCGTAGCCGGTGCCCTTGATGTCGCCTCCTCCGGCCGCGATCTCGTTCAGCAGCTCGTACACCAGCCCCTCGTCGTCGTGGCCGAGGCGCGTGGTGCGGTTGTCGGCCAGCATGATCTTGCGCGCGCGGATGTCGTCGACGTCGAGGTAGATCACCGGCGCCGTCTCGGCGTGCTCACGGAGCAGGGCGAGCCATCGGTGGTTCCCGGCGAGGATGTAGCCCGTGGAGCGCTGCACGATGATGGGCGAGTAGAAGCCGTTCTCGCGGATCGACTCCTCGAGCGCGTTCATGTCGGAGCTGTTCGCGTTGTCCGGGTGCTGCTGGATCGCGTCGAGGGGGACGTAGTCGATGCGGAGGTCATGCATCTCCATCGCGCTCACCCCCTCGCGTGATCCGCTTCTGAGCGTCGGCGTAGACCAGCCGGCGGAGGTAGTCGGAGCGGGTGTGGTCGCCGCGGAGCCGGTCGATCTTCGCAGCTTCCGGCTCCGAGAAGCGCACCGGGATGACGACGGTGCGCGCGTTGGGTCCTTCGGGTGTGCGCGCCATGCCTTGCATCGTACCGAATTGTCATACAGAATTGGGGACGGTGCCGTGGTGGGCACGGAATCCCCGGTCAGAGCCCATTCCTGACCGGGGATTCGCCACTCAGCGCACGATGCGAACGCCCTGCGGCGCGAACAGCAGCCTGATCCACCAGACGAACGCGAGGTAGAGCACGATCGCGACCGGCCACCACAGCAGCACGACGAGGATCGCGAGCGGATTGTGCGGCAGCCGGAACATCACCGCTCCTCGTCGGGTGCGTCGAAGTGGATCGGCTCGAACGACTCCTTGAAGCCCTCGTGGTCGGCGTCGCCGTGCCAGTCCTGCGCGGTGTAGACGGTGAAGCCGTCGCCGTTCTTGACGACGAAGTTGCCGACCTCGGCGTCGTCGTCGGTGCCCGGCAGGTGGGCGATCCACTTGTCGATGCCGTCGTCGACGAGGTGGCCGCCGGTCCACTCGACGATGTCGGCGAAGTTCTCCTCGGTGACCTCGACGATGATCGAGATCGGGTACTTGGCCCGGAACATGTGGGCGAGCTCGTGGATCATCGGTAGGCGTCCTCTCCTCGGAACACGATGGCGCGCTGCTCGGCGTCGAAGCGGTCGATGCGGCGGCGGATGACGTGCCTGATCTCGCGCAGCCCCTTCCGGCGGGCGAGCTCGCGAGAGCTGCGCCACCAGACGCCGCGCTCGATCTGGCGGAAGCCGAAGCCCTCGTCGACGTTCTCGTACAGCTCGGCGTGCCAGCCGACTCGGGCGGGCGTGAGGACGAGCGCGAATGCACTCGCCACCTGCATCGGGTCCTCGGGCGGCCCGAACGATGCGTGGAATGCCAGCTCGTTCGGGTCGGAGCCAGCAGGGGTGCTCATAGCGGTTCCTCTCTTGGGGTGTCGTCTCATTCTGACGGAGTTGTCCTCACTTTGGGGGACCCGTTGCGGGCGGTCGGTCCCCACGATGCCCGCCCCGGCTGGGCGTGGCATCCGTGTGATCACGGTCCCTCGGTGAGGGATCGTTCATGCACGACGATCAGGCCGCTGTGCTCGCGGAACACCTGTTCGAAGTTCGGCGTGTCGAACACCATCCACACGCCCTCGACCTCGACGAGCCAGTCGCTCGGGTACGCGGGGACCATCGGGCCGTCCTTCACGTTCCAGTTCGGCACCTCGAGGTAGACGCCGACGACGCTGTCCCTGCTCGAGATCGAGTTGTGCAGGCGGCCGCGCACCATCGTCGTCAGTGGGATCGCGATGTCGGAGTCGAGCAGCATGCCCGCCGTCAGCCGGATCGCACGGTGCAGCGTCGGGAGGGTCTGGACCTCCGTGAAGATGTCCTGGAACCGGCTCACGATCGGGGCTCCGACTCGGTCAGTCCGGCGACGACCAGGCAGGGATGACACGTCACCGCTCCGGCGCTGGTGCTGCCAAGCTGCCCCGGCCCGGGGCTCGCTCCGCACACGGCCACGCGGTTCACGTCGAGCAGGTGGACGACGGTGACCGTCTCCCGCCGGCCGCGCGCGCGATCGGTGATCAGCCGCTGCGTGGTCTCCCGGTTCCACCAGTCGGTGAGCTTCTCCCGGAAGTCGTCCAGCTCGGCGTAGTCCTCGGTGATCTGCTTTGTCACGGCTGCGAGCCGTTCCTGCGCGTCGGCGCCGAGTGTGCCGAACTCGTGCTCGGGGCCCTCGATCGCTTCGAGGATGCGGTTGAACAGGTCAGCCATCGGCGGGCCTCCGTGTCTCGTAGGTGGCGGCGATGAGGTCGAGCTCGCCGAGCGCGTCCCCGGTGATGGAGGTGCTGGTGACGACGATGCCGTCGTCCATGACGAGCAGCATCCACCAGTCCTCCTCGCCGGACGGGTCGGGCAGGATGCGCCACTTCCGCTTGGGGAGGACGAGCTGGTCGGTGTTCTCGACCTCGAAGACGTCCATGCCCTCGTGGAGCCGGTAGTCCTCGAACGTCGGGTAGTGCTGGTCGTCCGCGCCGGGCACGTTCGGGTCGGGCTCGAACATGAAGACGAGGTTGGCGCGCTCCCGGTTCAGCCCTTCGAGCACGTCGTCGATGGCGCCGCAGATGGCGGTGCGCTGACCGGCGAGGATGTCGTCGTCGGCGCGGAGGTCGGCGACGACATCCTGGATGGCGCGGAGGCGGCTGATCTGCAGGTCGAGGTTCTCGGTCTGTGCGGTCACGAGCGCAGCCACCCCTGGCTCCGGCGCAGCGCGTCGCGCGCAATCGAGCCCGGCTCGGCTGCCGGGCTGTTGATGACGAGGCTGCTGATCGTCCCGCCGACAGCAGCGCCGCCGAGTCCGCCCGGGCCGACGCCGCCATCGAAGCTCTGCGACGGCCGCGGCACTCCCCCCTCGCCGCGCTGGATGCGGCCGCGCGTCTGGTCGGCGCAGTTCTGCAGCTGCTTCTCGACCTTGGCGAGCAGCTTGTCGGTCTTCGCCTTCGCCTCGCGGTACACGGCGTCGGTCTTCTCGACCGGGAACTCGACGACCTCCTCTGCCGCTGCTCGCTCGGCTTCGAGTGCGGCGCGCAGCCGCTCGATCGACTTGATGGTCATCGCTTCATTCCTTTCAGCAGCTCGCGCCGCTTCCTGATCTCGCCCCGCCACACGTACAGCGGGTTGATGGTGACCGCTCCACGGAACTCCCTGGTCAGGGCACCGATCCGGTCGAGGTTGGTGACGATCTGCGACACCCGGGACGGGTGCACGCCGATCCGGTCGGCGATCTCGTTCGTCGAGTACATGGCCCGTCCCGTGTAGCTGTCGGCGACGGAGGCGATCAGGATCAGCACCGCGTTCTCCTGCGCCGAGAGCTTGAGGCCGAGTAGGTGCTCCGGGAACACCATGACGAACTGCTCGTCGACCTTGATGCCGGGGTCCTCGCCGCGACGCTTCGGCACGACAGGCTCGTGGATGATCATCGTCCGCGACTCGCCGGTCTGGGCGTCGGTGATCTCGCGTTCGAGGTTGCGGAATCGGGGCTTGGTCAAAACGTCTCCCTGATCTTGATCGGCGCGTCGCAGAAGTCGCACTCCTGCACGGTGCCAGCGGGGTCGGACTCGAGGCCGCTGTTCGTCTCGCCGCACTCGGGGCAGTCCCACTCGTACCGGGTGTAGGCGATGGCCTCCTCGACGGGCTCGGCGTCGGTCTCGGTGCTCATCACGGTCTCCATTCGTCGACGGCCGAGAAGCTCCCGCGGCCGAGCTGGACCTTGCGGCGAAGCCGCTCGATTTTGTCCTGCGTCCGCCCGTGCTGCAGCCGCCAGAAGTGGCGCTCCTCCGGGCTGACCGTCATCATGCTCATCCGCATCTCCTCGAACGAGCGCCAGGCGAGCCGGTTCAGCCGCCACACCCGCCAGCGCCGGATCATGCGGCCCTCCACCCGGTCGTCGGCGTGAAGGTGACGCGGTCGACGCCCTCGCCGGGGCACGGGTCGACGCGCCGGCCGCGGAATCGGCCGTCCGGGTCGTCGATCAGGTGCACGTGGTTCCCGGCGACGCAGGCGAGCACGGTGTTGCGGCTCGTGCGGTCGGCGGTCGTGGTGATGGTGAAGCGCTGCGCGCCCCGGGCCTGGTGCTGCTTGCAGAAGTCGCTGCCGGTGAGGCGCTTGCGCTTGCACAGCCGCCCGTTGAATGTGGTGGCCCGGCACTGGTGCCGGTCGACGTCGACGAAGGCCGGCATGAAGTCCGGCGGCAGCTCGACCACGGCTCCGGGCTGTGCGACGTCGAGGCGGTGCAGTGCGGCGCGCGCGTGCTCATCGGAGAGGACGCCGCCGTCGTACCAGGCGATCAGCTCCTTGTCGCGTCGACGCTCGGCGAGGGTGGTGACGACGGACTGGATGGCGCCGGTGAGCAGGTCGAGGTCGCGCTGGTCGATGACGGTTCGCTCGTCGACCTCGTCGGCGTCGAGCACCACCTGGCCGATGCGCTGGTCGATGGAGGAGCCGCGGACGTGGACGATGATGTCGACGATCTTCTTCTCAGCCATCAGCGCACGCTCCCGTTGATCACGACGCCGATGAGCGTGTTGAACTCGTCGATCCCCATCAGGATGCGGCGCGGCCCGCCGCTGTAGTCGGGGCTGAGCGTCGGGACGATGATCAGCGCGTCGCCTATCTCGATGCGGATCGAGTCCTTGACGTTGTCGATGATGACTGGCTTCGCGCCGAGGTCCCCGGCTCCGTTGAGGATGTCCATCAGATGTCCTCTCGCTCGTCGTGCCGCCTGCGCTCCTCGGACGTCATCAGTGTGGAGCTGAACCCCTCGGCACGTCGGGCGCGGACCCAGCCCTCGATGAAGCCATTGCGCTGCTGGTTCTTCTCGGTGTCGTCGTCGAAGACGTAGTTGCCAGCGAACACCTCCCACGCCTCGTCGAATGCTTCGCGCTCGCGGGCGTCGATCAGCTCGGCGCTGAGCACGTCGATGAAGCCGCGCACGGCGACGGTGGCTTCGGCGGCGGTCTGGTCAGGCCGGTTGGTCTCGACGGCGCGCACGCAGTAGGTGAGCGCGTTGAGGATGGCGCCGGGGTCGGTGATGCTGAGCGTGACCTTCGGCATCAGAGCTCCACCTCGCTGTCGATGGTGGCCGGCACTCCGTGGGCCGCCAGGTATCCGACTCGGATCGCGGCCCGGAGCATCTGGTCGGTCTCGTAGCTGGTGCTCGCCGGGACGGGCGCGTCGTCGGCGATCTTCTTCGCGAGGCGCTGCTGGTAGTCCTGGTACTCGGCGGCGAGCGCCTGGCTGAGCTGGTCGAACTCCGCGCCGGGTCCGACGAGCTGGTCGGTGTCCTCGCCGTTGACGCTGGCGGCCCAGAGCTGGTCGCGCAGGTCGCGGACCTTCTCCATCGGCACGGTGATCTGGATGCCCGTGTCTCCGTCTTCGGTTTCCACGAGCCATCGGGCTGTGATCTGCGGCATAGCCGTCTCCTTCCGGGTTGATGCTGGTTACAGGATACCTGTATTCCACATCAGGTACAAGGACGGCCGGTTCTGCACCCTGACCAGCCCTTTTCCCCACTTCCCCCGGATTCGCCTTAACTCTCTCCCCGTACTTTCACCAGGCGGACGACCACATCTGCGCATTCCGTATACGGTTCCAGCTGGCCCATCGCACTGGCCCCCCGATTCCGTATACGTTCTCGGCCTGCCGCACCGGGCTCGGATGCGCCGACGGTGAGCGTTGCCCCCCGAACTGGGGGTAGCGGAATCCCCACCACGGGGGGTACGCGTGGGCGCGCGACGCCGGCTTCAAGAGACCCCTTCGGTCTACCCCCGAACTGGGGGTACGGGATGGACTAGACAGGCACCCCGCATGCCGTATGGTTGACCTATCAGCCGATCCGGTAGGCACCTCCCCCACAGGGGTAGGGCGCACAGCCGGAACGGCAGGCAACTTGAGAACTACACAGCGAACGCGCACAGGGTCGGCCTAGGGTCGGCCCACCATTCCCGCAGGACGACGGGGGCGCACGGTCACCACGCATCGTGCCCCCTGTCGCCTATGCCGCATGCGCTAGGTAGGTGGCCGCTCACAGCGTCACTCCCCACAGACTCCGCTGGGAAGCGCCCAGCGGGTGAGCCTGTCCGGTTACCGGATGCGCTCACGCTTACAGCCGCGAACGTGCGGCAGATTCGGAGTAGGAACCATGAGCACGACCACCACGACCACCGAAGACACCACGGCCGCACGCAACGCGATCAAGTCTCTTGACTCCGCCGTGCGTAAGTTCGTCGCCCTCGGTCGCAGCAACGCACAGACGGCCGCGAAAGTGCAAGTGATTGCACGCGCTGTGGAGTACGGCAACAGCGTCAACGCCATCCACGCGGCAATCGCGGAAGGGATGCACGCGGCCGGGAAATTCGACGCGCCCAGTCGCGCCACTGTCGGCGCGTACGCGACCACGTACCGGGAGGTCAACGCCCTGTCGCTGGACGTGTTCGACGAGTCGCACACGGACCTCACCGCGCGAGTGTTCGCGGCCGTCTCGAACGTCAAGGGCGATATCCGGAAGGGTGTCTACGCGGCCGCGATGGCGCTTCCGGAGGGTGAGCGCGCGGCATTCGTGCTGGACACCATGCCGGTGCGCACCCCGCGCGATGAGGTCAAGACGGACGCGGCCACGGCACAGCCCGTGGAAGCCGTGGACGCCACGCCCGAAGACGTGGTGAGCCCGGCCGCTCAGCCGTCGCACCCCGCGGCCGGGGCGCTCGCCCAGTCCCTCGGACTCGCGGCGCACCACGCGGCCGACTACAGCGCAGACGAGTTGCGCGCCATCCTGTCGGCCGTGGACAAGTTCGCGGCCGCCGCCGCGCCGCTCCTCATGGCTGAGAGCGTGAGCGCCTAGCGCGCACCACGCGCGGCCCGGGTGAATCCCTCCCCGGGCCGCGCGCCCAATCCGCGCACGTGGCATGCCACCTGCGCACGCGCCCCGCGTGATAGCGCACGCGCTCCCGACTACGGCCGGGCGCGCGTGTGATACCCCGCGTATCCCTGCCCCCCGAACGGGGGACACCTCCCAACGTCGGCACCACGCCCGGCGCACGGGGGAGGACTCTCACAACCCACCACGGGCCGTCCAGTAACTGGACAGGCCGACACGAAAGGATCGGATGCCACCATGAGCGTCAACGAATGGGCCGACTGGATCGCGGAAGTCAACGCTGACCGCAGCGAACTGGCCGACGACCCGGAGACCGCCGCACTCTCGGAGTGGGAGTAGCGCGCATGGCTGAAAGCTCTCGCCTCAACGTGCATCGTCCTCGCGGTGGTCGTCGCGTCCTACGTGCCCGCCGCGCTCACGCTGCTGCGGTACTGGCCGCGGTGACCTCCCACGCCTCCCTCGAACGGGAGCGGCGCATCCTGGCCGCACTCAACGCATGAGCGACCGGGACCGGCTCACGCCCACCGAACGGCGTCGCCTGCTCAACCTCGCGGCCGCAGTCTGCCTCCTGGTAGCCTCCGGCTTCATCCCCGCCATCTTCGGGATCGTCCAGTAACTGGACGCCCAACACGAACGGAGTCAACACGTGAACACCCTCAAGCGCACCACCATCACCGCGTCCCTCGTCGGGATCGCGCTCGGCGCCGCACTCGTCGGCTCCATCGCCGCGGCCGACCCTTCCGCTGCGCCCACCACGCCCACCGTCGTCACCACGGATGCGCCCGACATCACGGTCAACCCGTGCGACGCCGCACCCGTCCCGGACACCCGGACCGACGTGTGCGCCACGCCCGACGGCCAGCTCGTCCCGACGCCCACGCCCAGCGCGCCGGCCACCGCACCGGAGGAGTCTGTCACCACGCCGGATGCGTCCAGTAACTGGACGGCACAGCCGCTGCCCGCGACGGTCAACACGCCGACGCCGACGCCGACCACGGGGAACCCGTCGTACGACAACCCGCGTGAGTGCGCCCCGTGGATGAGCCCCGGATGGGCGAACGCCTCCTGCCTCTGGGACATGCCGAACCCCGGCGGCACCCTCGTGCTCAAGGCGTGCGAGCAGGAGGACTCCGATAACTGCTACTGGGATGCGACGATCCGCGGCAACGGCCAGGGGCGCAGCTTCATCAACATCCGCGGCCACATCTTCTTCGAGGACGGCAAGTGATGGGCGGCGTGGCTGAACGCCTGCTCGTCAAGGCCGCGGACCAGCAGCTGCCGAACCAGTTCGCCCTCGCCCCGTACGTCGGCCGCACGGTGATCCTGAGCACCACCTCGCGGCGTCACGACAAATGGGAGACCCATCACACGGTGGGGAAGCTCGTCGGCTTCGTCCTCGCGCCGCTGCTCAAGACGCCGACCCTCACCATGTGGATCGCGCCCACCGGAAAGGGCGAGATCACCATCCACCCGGCCGACGAGTTCACCATCGAGCTCGCGCCAAGCTTCGAGCACGTCCAGTAACTGGACAGCCCCGCCGCGTCACAGGGACGCAGCACCACGCCGGTTCGAGCCCGGCGCGGGGCCCTCACCACCCACCACGGAAGGAGCGCGCCATGAAGCGCGACATCGAGACGCCCCACGGCGTCGTCCACGTCAAGGGCAACGGCCACAAGCGGCCGCTGCTGAGCTACCTCGAAGCGCGGCCGCGACTGGACCCGACCGACTTCGACTACATCGTCGAACTGGGCGAGTGCGAGGGCCACGAGTCCCTCGACGGTGCGCACTTCGGCGAGACCGTCTACTGCGACGGTTCCTGCGTCGGCACGCCCGACGAGTGGCACGACCGACGTCTGTTCGAGTACCGGGGCTCCTGGTACGACCTCTACGACGGCTTCGAGTTTCGGGACGCCCCATCGTGGATCACGGATGCCGGTTATGAGGCGTGGCAGACCGAGAGCGCGTTCTCCGCGGTCATCGTGCGCCACACCGAGCCGTACTTCGGCGACCGCAAGCTCATCGACGACGGTGACTCGATCGTCGTCGGATACGCCCACTGGTGACCGTCCAGTAACTGGACACGACGAAAGGACCCACCACATGTTCACCGTCAAGCAGGCCGAGCAGCTGCGCGACGACGTCAGCGCCGCCATCGAGGGCGGCCAGCACCGCGACGTCAGCGCCGCCTACCTCGGCATCCACAAGCTCGTCGAGGACGCGCAGAACGACGCCGAGAACACCCGCATGGCGATGTTCGGCCGCGGCGTCGTCTCCATCCTCGACGGGCAGGAGTGGGACGGCCACGCCTGGTCCGCGATCTCCGACCTCGCCGAGGCGCTCAACATCACCTTCGCCGACCCGTACGAGGCCGACGACGACGAAGACCCGGCCAACTCGTGAACATCACCGTCCCGGAGCCCACCGTCCCGCAGGTCGTGAGGGCTGCGCTCCCCATCGTGAAGCGCCTCAAGCAGCGTGACGCCGACTACTGGGAAGACCGGCGCGTCAACGGCCGATCGAACTACTGCCACCACGGGCACTTCGTCGGCGACCCGTACGGCCCGGACTACATGTGCGGGATGTGCGAAGACGGCATCACCACGTACGAGGAGGCGATCGAGGAGGCGCGCGTCGTCGTCCAGCGCCGCCTGGCTGCAGTGGCCTGCCTGTTCAAGCTCGACCAGCTGCGCGTCTTCGACCAGCACGAGGTGGACGAGCTGCGCGACGCGGTCTCGATCCGCATCACCCAACGTCTCTACGACGGCGTCCAGTAACTGGACGCAGGAAGGAGCATCGCCATGTTCGAGGCGATCATCAACACACCCGGCTACCTGCCGGAGGCCGACGAGCCCGCCGTCTTCCACTCGGCCCGGGATGCGTGGGAGTACCTCGCCGACGAGCGCCGTGATGCGGAGGACTCGGCCATCGACATCGACGACGCCGAGCCGTTCGAGGGCTACAGCGCCACCGTCAACACGTTGGAGTGCTTCGCCCGCGGCGAGTGGGACCCGGCGCTCGGCGCGTCCGACGACGATGGGACCGGCGTGGTCTACGGCTCGACGCCCGGCTACGACGGCGACCACGACCTCGGGAAGGCGTACAGCGTCGTCGTGGCCGAGCCGCTCGACGTGTGGCTGCTCATCGAGGACGGCCAGGAGGAGTCGACGTGCGAAGCGAACACGTGGCGCGTCGAGGGCGGCTTCCGCGTGCAGTGGTACCACACCGGCGTCGGTCTCGTGCACAACGTCGACTTCGACACCCACGAGGAGGCCCAGAAGTGGCTCGAATCGCAGGGCTACCAGGACTTTTCCTCCTGACCATCACCCACCACGGCGTCCAGTAACTGGACGCGGAAAGGAGCCAGCATGGCTCGCAAGATCACCCTCGAGCCCGTCATCGAGCGGGAGTGGCTCAAGTTCCAGCCCGTCCGCGTCGAGTCGAGCATCGCCGCCGGCTTCCGCGTCGGCTGGATGGACTTCGAGAACGACGAGGGCCTCAAGTTCGACGTCTCGTGTGGCGCCGGTGTCGGATCGCCGTACCTGATCCTGTCGCTCGACCACCCGGACGTCGGCCACGTCGAGGAGGTCGTCGACATCCGCGCCATCGTCAACGAGTGGGTGAACGCGGCCATCGCCGCCGGTCCCACGCCCAAGATCGAGGAGTAGAGCATGGCCCACATCCTGGACGACGCCGCCGAGGTGGCGCGATTCGTCAGCATGAAGCACGCCGCCGACGGTGGCGCGTACGCCGAACGCACACTCGCCGCGGCGAAGCGTGTCCTCGACGCCGAGCTGCGCCGTGCGCACTCCGTCGAGCTGACCATCAAGATCAGAGTCGCGACCGACCCGAACATCCTCTGCAACGACACGGAGGACGTCGGCCACGCGCTGCGCCGCCTCGTCGACAAGTGGGGCGAGGACGGGCGCGTCGAGTTCCAGCCGGGCGAGGCGGGCGTCATCTACGCCGACGACGGCAACGACTGCGGCACCTGGAAAGCCGAGCAGGCCGACCACCACACCATCTTCGGAGGAGACTTCTGATGAGCACCATCCAGCGTCCAGTTACTGGACGACCGAGCCTCTGGCGCGAGTTCATCGCCGCGCTGTGGGAGGGCTTCGCTGGCATCGGCCGGAGCGTGCGATGATCGCCCCGATCTACCAGCACCACCGCGGCGACAGCCCCACGTGGGCGGCACTCGTCGACGCGGCGAACCTCGAGCACGACGGCGACTGGCCGGTCGTGCAGGTGAGTCTCGCGTCCGGCGCTGAGCTCGTGGACTGGCAGGAGAAGCTGGTCGACGAGGTCATCTACGCGCAGGACCACGGCGACGGGCAGTGGCACCTCGACTACTCGACCGACGCCGACTACGCGGAGCACTGGGATCTGAACGATCACCTGTACGAGCCCGCGAACATCATCACCCCGGGCATGCTCAACGGCCTGTTCGGGGAGGAGCTGGCCGCCGGTGCGACCGTGCGCTTCCAAGCCGTCGTCGTGGACACGTACGACTGCGAGGACTGCCATGGTCAGGACGACGATGAGAACGCCGGGCAGGAGCCGGTCGGCTTCTGCGACCACACCCTCGGATGGGCCCTGATCTGGGCCGTCCGCGAACCCGAGACCGTCCAGTAACTGGACAGGAAGACATGACGATGACGCTCGACATCAAGACGCAGGTCACCTACCTGGGGCTGCGCAAAGACCCGCCGGCCGGCCGCGACAGCAGGCCGTGGGAGCACCACGCCTACAACGTGCTGCTCACCTTCGAGGGTCGCAGCTTCGACTTCACGTACAAGCAGGGGACCGCCCACCACCGCGAGCCGGAGGATGCGTGGCGCGACCGGCGCTCGTTCGCGGTCCCCTCGTACATCAAGAACGAGCCGCGAGGCACGAACCCGACAACGGGGCTGGCTCAGTACCCGTACCACATCCGCAAGCGGTTCCACGAGGAGCGCGACGCCGCGATCGTGCAGGGTGCGCTCGCATCCATCGTCAGCGACATCGAGCTGTTCGACGACTACAGCGACGACGAGCTGGCGCAGGAGTACGAGATGCTCCCGTCGAAGATCGGCGAGGCGCGAGCCCACGTGGCCCGCGCCAAGCAATTCCTCGGCCACCACCTGACCGAGTTCCTCAACACCTACCGGGAGGAGTGACATGGCACAGCACGACGAGCCGATCGACTGGTCGGCCGACACGCTCGACAGCCGCGACATCGAGGGCCGCGTCGAGTACCTCGAAGGCGAGATCGCGATCGACGACGAGACCCGCGAGGAGCTCGTCGAGCGCTCCGCGGGCTACACCTCGGACGACCTCGAGAACGCCGAGCTGCCGACGCCGTACCTCGACGACGACGAGCGCGCCGAGCTGATCGAGGAGCTGACCAAGCTCAAGGAGTTCACCGCCTACAGCTCCGGCTACTCCGGCGACTGGCGCTTCGGGACGACGCTCATCGCCGATGACTACTTCGTGGACTACGCGAAGGAGTACGCCGAAGACATCGGTGCGATCGACGAGGAGGCGCGCTGGCCCGCCAATCACATCGACTGGGATGCGGCCGCCGACGACCTGCGGACGGACTTCACCGCCGTTGAGGACCCCGACGGGAACACGTGGTGGGTGCGATGAGCGAGGTCGAGGAGTACCACGTCACCGTCACCGGCCCGGTCACGCAGGAGACGATCTTCGAGGTGCTCGAAGGCGCGGACCTGTACTGGGTCACCGAGATCGAGGCGAACACCAGCACCGGCGAGGTCAAGCTCGCATGGTGGGATGACGGCGAGCGCTGGCAGCCGCACGACCTCGGCTTCGACCGCCCGTTCAAGCCGGGCGAGACGGTCGAGCTGCGTGAGGGCTACACGATCAAGCTCAACGCGAAGGCGCTCACCTGGAAGCAGCTCGCCGACGGGCTCGGGAAGATCGCCCGGGGCGACATCACAAACGACGAGTACCAGATGCGCGCGGCGCTGAACCTGATCGTCAACCGGGACGAGGCCGACTGGGACGCCTGGACCGGAGAGATGATGCTGCAGGCAGCCATCTTCGGGCACCTCGAGTTCGGGTGACTTTCGTCGGCCCGCAACATCGCTCAACCGTCCGGCCATGACGGCGGCATCCAGTTACTGGACAGTCGAAAAGATGGTCGACACCACAACGAAAGTACGGCCGAAAGATGGCCGGGACGCGACCCGAACGCGGCCCGGCCAGGCGGCCTCCACCCCGAAGGGCAGTGACGTGAGCACCGTGAAGAATCCTATCCGAGACCGTCAGGGACAGCTGACCAAGACGGCCCTGCTCAGCGGACTCTCGGATCAGCGAGCATGGCTGAGCGTCGGCATGAACCACCACCTCGTGAAGCTGCAGTACAACCCGCACAACGAGAAGTACGTGGTCAGCTACAGCATCCTGACCAGCGACCAGAAGCGGTCGCTCCGGGACGAGTCGCGCTCGTTCCCCCGAACCCGTGACGGGCTGAACGCAGCCCGTCTCCACTTCCGCACAGCTGGCCGGCCGGGATGCTGGCCCGACCCGAAGGAGCTTTCCTGATGAGCGACACGATCGAAACCCTGCGCCTCGACGAGACCCACCGCGTGCTCGTGAAGGCGGACGACAGCCCCACGTGCCCTCGCGGCGACTGGGAGATGGCGACCGGCGCCCTCACCGTGCGCGGCGACTCCCGCAGGATGGACGTGCCCGCCCTCTACGACTTCCCCGGCAACCTGCGGGACGCCGACGAGCGCCTGTACGGGCTGCGGCGGCCGTCCGGGTGGGGCGCGGAGGACGCCGTGATCCGGTGGGCTCGCATCTTCCACGACATCGAGCTCGAGTACGTGGACGGCACCTACTGGTGGGTCGACCCGACCAAGTTCGCGAACGAGTGGAAGCCGGTCGGCACCTTCCACGGCACGCCGCTCTACACCTTCGACGCCGCTCGCCGACTGATCACGGCCGCCGAGGCGCAGCACCACATCATCGAGGGCGAGCGCGCCACGTACCAGCAGTGGGCCGCCGGTGAGGTGTACGGCCTCGTGGTCGAGGAGCTGCGCGTCGAGGGCGCGAAGGTCGGCGTGGACGACGACGGCAACCCGGTCATCGTCAACGCGGACGAGCTGGACTTCGAAGCCTGGGAGGAGATCGAGGCCGTGTGGGGCTTCTACCTCGACCTCTCCGACGACGACGAGGTCATCCGCGAAGCGAAGGGTCTGTACTGATGACGATCAACATCCCGGGCGAGGAGCCCGTCGGCTACACGTGGCGGGCCGAGAACTGGGCCGCCGACCGCATCATCGAGGGCCTCGAACAGGCGCCCATCGAACTGCCGACGTTCTACGGCGGCGAGCCGGTGGGCGTGCTGATGAAGCACATCGCCGAGCTGAACGGGATCGACTACGACAACCCCTACAGCTACGACTCGGACGACTTCCCGAAGCCGATCTACGCCGACCAGCTCTCGTGCTCCGACCAGGAGTGGACCGAGCTGGCCCCGTCCCACACGTTCGAGTTCCTGCCGCGCGAGGACGGCGTGGCTCATTGCATGCACTGCGGCATCGAGGAGTTGCCGCGAGAGAGGAGCAACCCGTGAGCGAACAGGTCACGCTGACCACGCCGGAGGGCGTCACCTTCCGGCCCATCATGCACATCAAGCAGGAGAAGGTGCAGCTGGGCGACGACATCGACCCGGAGGCACCCTACGAGGTGACCGAGCTGATCGTCGGCGTCGAGGTGAGCATGCCCGACGGGCAGAAGCACACCGTCAAGCTGATCCCGTCCACCGCGACCGACGAGGGCTACGGCCACGGCAACGTCTTCGTCTACGTGGACGACGAGGCGGTGTCGCACTTCGCGTGGGAGGCAGCGCCGTCCAGTTACTGGACGGTGACGGCTGCCGCGGTGCTCGTCGATCGCAAGATCAGCGCGGGGAAGCTGCTCATCTGGTGGGTCGACGACTCGACCCACGAGGAGGGCTTCTACGACGACGGCGAGTTCGGCCCGCTGTACTTCGACACCATCGCCGAGGCCGAGCGGGAGCTGTCCGCCGGCCGACCCGAAGACCGGAAGTACCGGTACATCATCAGCACCGCCGCCGAGCGGGGATTGGACTAGATCATGGCAGGCATCGCACGGGAGTACCCCGAGGACTACGAGCAGCGGGTCGAGGATGTGTTCGACCGCGCCGACGACCGGGCGTACACGAGGGCGCAGATCGCCGCGGCTGAGGCCGCCGAGCGGATGACGCCGGAGGAGATGGCGGCCGAGGACGCGCGGCTGCAGGACGAGGCGCTGCGTCGCGCCGAGATCGAGAGCGGCTCCGAGTGGGAGCCTGAGGGGGATGACTGATGGCCGACTTCCCCATCACGTTCGGGCAGCAGTACGGGTCCGCGATCTACGGCGCGGACCCGCACCCCGTCCTCGACATCTACCAGGCGAAGGACGGCTACCTGATCGTCGAGGCCGACACCCGGCAGGAGGCGCGCGAGAAGGCGTTCAATGCGCTCGGCACGGCGTGGGCGTTCGACTACGAGAAGGTCGAGGACCTCGACCCAGAGAAGCGCGGATGGTATCCGCTCGGCGAGATCGCCCGCATCCTGCGGGACGGCGAGCTCGTCGTGTGGAAGCGAGAGGAGAAGCAGGCATGACGGACCAGTTCGAGCTGTTCAAGGACGTCTTCGTGACCATCGTCACGCAGGACAACACGATCGTCGTCGGCCACGTCGGGCACGACGCGAGCCGTGTGCAGGCGGCCGAGGGCCCCAGCGCGAACCGCGCGTGGGACATGATCGGCGCCATCGGCGAGGCCCTCGGGCACGACTCGCTGTTCGCCGACGTGGACGCGCTGCGCGACTCCATCGACGAGATGATCCCGTGGGAGGGCGAGGGTGCGCTCGATCTCGATCGCATCGCGAACGACCTCGGGCTCAAGGAGTCGCAGCACCCGGCGCTGCAGCGCCACCTCAACGCGATGGTGAAGCAGGGGCGTCTGGCGAAGACGGACAGCGACACCTACTTCACCCCGCTGCACTACACCCGGGAGGGCTGATGCCGTACATCTTCCGACCGCCCGCGGCCGCCGTCGGCTTCTCGTGGAAGCTCGAGGACGTGCTCGCGTGGCTCGCCCCGGCGCGGACACAGCTGGGCCTGTACGGGGCGCGCGAACGCAAGCTCGGGGCGACGGTCACCGTGCGCAGCTTCGTCCACCCGGCGAGCGAGACGTACGTCCGGGTCACGCTCTACGAGACCGACATCGCCCGCATCTACGAGGACCGTGTCGAGGTGGGGGCGGTGGACTCCGAGCAGCGACAGGCGACCCGCTGGTGGATCGAGCAGATTCTCTACTCGAACTGCGGGTACGGCGTCGTCTTCTCAAGGGACTTCGCCTACTACGTTCGCAAGTCGTACGGGCGGGACGGCTCCGTCGACATCCCGATCAACAACGTCACCTTCAGGAGGACCGAACGATGAACCTCACCCCGTACGACACCGGCGAGATGCTGGAACCGAAGCTCTACGTCACGTCGACGGCGGGAGTCACCGCCTCGAACCGCGGCGACTTCGGCAAGGTGGACTTCGAGAACGACGAGAGCGCGACCGTGCTCACGATGTCGGCGTTCCCGTCGTCGATCCACGACGAGACGATCGTCGTGCAGATCGACACCGACGGGCTGGTCGGGCGCAAGCTGATGGTCGTCGTGAACGACGGCCCGGCGCTCTGCCACTTCGACCCGGAGACGGAGGAGCCGCCGATAATCGCGGCGCAGGACTTCGTCCGCAAGGAGATCACCGCCGCGGCGACGATGGGCGGGGACGCCTGGAAGGCGCTCGCCCGCATCGCTGAGCACGTCGGGATCGACGTGCGCTACGCCGCCGACGGCACCCCGTACCTGACCGAGACCATCCGCTGACCGTCCAGTAACTGGACAGCGAGGAGAGCATCATGCAGAACGTCATCATCTTCCACCAGGAGAGCGAAGGCCCCGACCTCAAGAGCCCGTGGCCGGTCGTGTTCGCCGCCACCGGGGACGCGCACGCCGTCGAGCTGGTGTCCGGCCGCCCGGACGCCGACCACATCATCGGCTTCTCCGAGCCCGGCCACTACGAGATCAGCGTGCTCGCCGGCCACGTGTTCGAGGACCCGTCGCAGATCGTCGGCCTGACGCCGGTGTTCTCGGACGGGGGCTTCTTCTCGGATACCCGGAAGGTCGTCGGGGCGCGCTTCTGGGACGGCACCGAGGAGGGGCTCGTCCGCCTGCGGGAGCGGGAGGCCGAGTACCGCGCCGCGTTCCAGCGCATCGACCGGAGCCGGGGCTGATGGCCGAGATCACCACCCCGGCCGAGCGCGTCGCCCGAATCCGCACGGCCCTCTCCCACCTGGAAGACGCCGAGAAGGACTACCAGGAGGCGTGCGCGGACGAGGAGCGCACCGGCAGCCTCGACATCGACGCGGCTGAGAACTGGGACGACGCTCAGCTCAACGCGCTGAACGCGATCCTCGCCGACCTCGACCCGCTGCTCGAGACGCTCGAATACCAGTGGGGCTTGCGGGCGTGAGCCGCACGCACTACGACTGGCCGGGCGTGATCGAACGCCTGGCCGCGACGCCGAACGTGTGGGTGATGGCGCTGCCGAACGTGCCCGCCCGGACGGCGAAGATCGTGCGGCTGCGACAGCATCCCGCACTCCGGCGCGAGGACGGCGTCGTCGAGGTGTCGCTGCGGAACGTCTGGCATGACGACCGTGAGCGACCCCGCGGCGACCTGTTCTTGCGCTGGGTTCCACATACTGTAAGCTAAGGTTCTCACCACACACCAGGAGGTAGGCGATGACCGCCACCCGCAAGCGGAACATCAAGATTCCGACCGACTTCAACACGAAGGTCCGCATGGCCGCGCTCGGCACCGGCATCGCAGCGAAGGACGTCTACAGCGACGCCATCGCGGAGTACGCGGCCGGCACTCCCACACCGGCGCCGCCGAAGCCCGACGTCGTGAACCTCAACGTGGACATCGACGACGACACGTGGGACGCCTTCATGGAGCGGGTCACCGCCGAGGGGCTGACCGTGTCCGAGGCGATCTGCCAGAGCGTCAAGCTCCCGGTGTCCGCATGAGCGAAGCCGTCCCCCTCGTGGGTGACGGCTTCGCACTGAGCAACCCGGAAAGGAACTCAGCGATGCCAGAGTACAGGAGCTGATGCATGGTCTGGTTCAAGGTAGACGACCAGCTCCCGGTCTCGAAGAAGTTCCACCGCCTACCTCCCGACCTTCGCCTCCCGGCGATGGGTCTCTGGGTGATCGTCGGCGCGTGGTGCTCCGGCCAGGAGAACGACGGGATCGTCCCCGACCACATGGTCCACGCATGGGGCGGCACCGACGAGCTTGCCGCGGCACTCGTCAAGGCGGGCTTCTGGAAGCCGCACGACGCGGACCCCGACGATCCCGGCTACGAGTACCACGACTGGGACGAGTGGCAGCCGACGGCGGACGAGCTCGAGGAGAAGCGACGGCAGGGGCGTGAGCGCGTGGCGAAGGCCCGCGAGAAGAAGCGCCTCGAACGTGAAGCGCTGGAACGGCAGCGTCAACAGGAGGAAGACGCTGAGCGTAACGCAGGTGTAACGCGTTACTCACGCGAGAGTAACGCGGGTGTAACGACTACCCCGACCCGACCCGACCCGACCCGACCCGACCCGTCCACTGAGTCTTCGACTCAGTCAGGCGACGACGGACGACGGATCGCGGCGCAGGTGCGCACGGCGTTCGACAGCGTGTGGCAGTTCTGGCCGAGACAGGAGCACAAGCAGGAGGCGCTGGTCGCGTTCTCCGGCGCGGTGCGCAAGCTGGGCGTGGCGAAGGCGACGCTCGCGGTGAAGCAGCACGGCGAGGCGTACGCCGCATCCGGCCGGGCGCAGCAGTTCATCCCCGGGCTGGCCCGGTGGCTGGAAGCTGAGCGCTGGGAGGAGCCGCTCGTCAGCCCCGAGAAGGAGCGCGAGTGGCTGACACCGGCCGAGCGCAACGTGCGCAAGATCGAGGCCGAGCGCGAGGCGATGGCGCGCGGCGAGAAGACGGAGGTGCAGGCGTTCCTGTCCTCCGCGACGAGCAGGAAGGAGATCGGAGCATGAACACCGAGGAGGCACTGAAACTGCTGACGGTGATCTCGCAGTTCGACGGGCGCACGGTCTCGACGGACATGGCGGCCGCGTGGGCGTTCGCGCTCGACGACATCGACCCGCAGGATGCGCTGATGATGGTGCGCACGCACTACCGCAGCGAGCGCCGGATGTACCCGATCCGGCCGGGCGACCTCGTGGACATGTCGAAGCAGCACGTCGAGACCTCGCGGTGGCTGCTGGCGCACGACGTCCGCGCCGCGAAGGGGTACGGGCTGATCAGCCGCGACCACCCGGAGACCTGGCCGCTGCCGACGAGCGTGGAGACGCAGCTGCTCGCGATCCGCACCCGCATGCAGGAGGCGGCCGGCGAGCTGGACGCAGGCTCTCCACCTGTGGACAACCCTGTGGACAACTTCGGTGTCCGACCTCGTGCCCTGGACTGACGGGCTCGAGCTTCCCTCCGACCATGCGTTCTCGATCTGGCTTGCGATGCTCGACCCGGAGGAGGTGATTCGCAGCACGAGTCGCCTGCCGTACGCATCGCCGGAGGAGGCTCGGGCGTATTCGGCACGGAGCGCGGAGCGACGGGGTCGCCTGCGCGACGGGAAGACTCCTAGGTCTTACCCACTGATCTGACAACCCGACGCCTTAGACGGGCGTACAGCGCGTCCAGTTACTGGACGCAGAACGGAGCACCATGACGAACCCATTCGACCCGAACCTCGCTGGCATCTGGGGGGACATCGGCATCAGCCCGAGCGACCTCGGGTGCGTGATGCTCGATCTCAAGTTCGCCCGGCCGGAAGCCTTCGAGCCGCTGCTGCGCGAGATGGAGCAGGACGCCTACGTGGCGAAGGATGCCGAGCGCATCCCGTGGGTCGACGGCATCGAGGAGCGGCTGCACGTGACCGTGCTGTACGGCCTCACGATCGACCCGAACAACCACGGCCAGGCCGTCGAGACTCTCCTCTCGCACGGCGGCCACCTCGACTCCGTGCAGCGGCACGGGCTCTACATCAACGGCCCCGAGGCGTTCGAGTCGAACATCCCCGGCGAGGACTACTCCTGCATCGTGCTCCGCATCGGCGGCCGCGAGCTGCGCGAGATGAACCAGGCGCTGCGCCTGCTGCCGCACATCGACACGTGGCCGGACTACAAGGCCCACGCGACGCTCGGCTACGTCAACAAGCGGACCGCCGGCTACTGGATCGAGCGCATCAATCAGGTGCTCAACACCTCGTCCACCCTGCCGCCCGTGTCGAAGCTCGAACTCGTCGACGTCAACCTCGGCAAGGAGAAGCCGTGGCTGTGAGTCGTCGGCGCCGCGCGATCCTGAACGCCCGGACTTCGGCCGCTCTCCGCAAGGAGGCGCTCTCCGCTGAGGACGCAGCAACCTTCTGGCAAGAGCGGGCGGCCGACGCGCGGAAGGAGACGAACGACTGGGCGTACAAAGCTGGCGCGTGGACGGCCGTAGCCGAGAAGATGCACTCCGAGGCTGAGAAGCTTGCTCGACGACGAAAGGATCGACAGCGAATTGCCGAACTCTGGGAGCGCCTCACCGCCGGGCTCTGAACCCACCGTCTCACAGATGCTGAACTACATCGGCTGGGACGGCCGGGCCTGGTACAAGCTCACCCACGAGACCCACCACGACAACATCGACGAAGCGCGCAAGACGCTCGTCAAGGTGTACGAACTGCACCGCGACCACAAGGAAGGACCCGCAAGTGAACGGTGACACCGAACCCGAGAAGGTCGGCGACCGCCGGGTGATGCGCCCGAAGAAACGCATCCCCCTCGGTCAGAAGGCGTACGAGGCGCTGCGGAACGAGGCGATCCGCCAGGGCGCGCTCGCCGACTTCCGCGCCACGTACGAGGAGGCCGAGCCGCAGGGCGAGAAGCTCAAGCCGGTCGTCTACCTGAACCGCAAGGCGCGGCGGGCGGCGAAGCGGCGATGACCGAGATCGTCCCCCAGCTGGGGCAGGCAGAGACGTGGACCGACCGGAAGGGGGTGACGCGACCGCTGTCCGAGATGGACCCGCACCACCGCGAGAACACGATCCGGTTCCTCGAACGGCACGCCGAGCGCCTCCACGACGCCGAGCACTTCGGCATCCTGGCTCACATGATGGGAAGCCACGGCGAGGTCGCGGAAGACCTGCTCGACACGATGCTCATCCAGATGGAGGACGAGGACCCGCTGATCTGGCTGAGCGGGAAGCCGCTCTACAAGGCGATGCGGAAGCTGGTCGAGCACGACCGGGCCGAAGGCATCCTCTGATGGACATCGGCTACACGTACGGCGGCACCCACTGGGAGCACGCCGCGATCTACCTGCCGCCCGGGATCGAGCCCCCCGAGGACTTCGAGGGGATCGACCCGGACACAGGGCGGCGCATCCAATTCGTCCGCCTCTCCGACCGCACCCTCGCCTGCGAGAAGGTGCTCATCGCGAAACAGGAGAAGAAGTCGATCTACCGCGGATGCGGCAACTTCGAGTGCCACCGTATCCAGCTCGGCAAGTGCAGCTGCGGCTCGCACAGTGACGCCGAGGCGCGACCGCAGCGCGCCGAGCCCGGGGAGCCCGCATGGTTTCCGCCCATGACCACCGACCAGGCGCGCCGCGCCGCCGAACGCACACTCGCCCCGTGAAAGGACAGCCCGTGAGCAACGTGAGCCCCATCCGCCCGAACACCGCCCTGCAGCTGGACCCCGACAAGCTGCCCGACGTCGGCGAGCGCCGGTTCTGGCGGGTCGAGCACCAGCCGAAGTCGCGGGCCACGCCCGTCAAGGTGACGCTGCTGCAGCGGATGCCCGGCACCACCCTCAACAGCATGGCGACGGTCCTCTCGTACGAGAACTGCATCGCCACCCCCGAATCCATCTACGAGGCGGCCGAGAAGGTCGCCATCCGAGCACTGCACGTCGACGAACTGGTCGGCGACTACGAAGGGAGCACCCGATGAGCACCACCTGGAAGCCCGAGATCACCGAGGAGGTCGTCGAGGTCAAGGCGAAGCCGGTCGTGACCAACCTGCCCGAGCCGGGCACCCCGATCCGCGCCACCCGCGGCAACGGCGTGCTGTACGGACGGTTCAACAACCCCGCAGACTCGAGCGGGGAGATGAAGGGCTACTGGCTGCGCCTCGAGGACGTCGACGGGAAGCGCCCGGAGCAGCTGATCTGGTTCCCCGACAACTGGGAGACCGAGCTGCTCACCGAGGACGAGTACATCGCAGCGACCGCCCCGGCGGCGCGGCCGGCGGAGGTCATCTGATGCCCCTCCCAAAGAACGAGACCATCATCGGCCAGATGATCGTCGTCGTCGACCTCGTCGAGGGCGAGATTCACGACCGCAGTGGAAACGTGGAGGAGCGTTACCTCGCGACGCGATTCCGCCATTCGACGATCCTCAATGCCGACGGCCCTGACCGCGACCTGGCCGAGGAGTTCGTGGCCGCGGTCCGGGAGCAGGATGACCTGGATGCCGACAGTGCCATCGAGTCGGCCATCTACTTCGTCCACGACTACGAGAACGGGAAGCTCTGATGCCACTGACCACCGGTAACAAGTACGTCGCGATCCACGACCGCTACGACACCGACGAGGACACCGGCCTAGTCGTCGAGGTGAAGATCGACCGCGTCGATCACGAGCAACTCGGCGCGTGGGTCGCCCGGATGAACGACCGCGACCAGGCCGCCGTCATCGACGGCCTCGCCACCGGCCTGCACGCCCTCGGGCACAACGGCAGCATGCAGATCGCCTACCTCGTGCAGGAGCTTCGGAAGTCCCCGGCGCAAGCTCAGATCGAGTGGCTCATCACCGAGCTCTACGAGCAGTGGACGGAGGGCTGAGATGCCGTACGCCGAGAAGACCAGCGTCTCCTCCATCCAGTCGCGCGCCGACATCGAGAAGCTGCTCGTGAAGCACGGCGCCACCCGGTTCGGCTACATGAACGACGACACCAGCGCGTCCATCGCGTTCGTTCTCAGCGACCGCCAGGTGCGCTTCACCATCCCACTCCCGTCGCGGAACGACCGCGAGTTCACCCACCACTCCCGCGGCGCGCGGACGGCGTCGGCCGCCGAGGAGCTGTACGAGCAGGCCGTCCGTCAGAAGTGGCGGGCGCTCCTGCTCGTGACGAGGGCGAAGCTCGAAGCCGTCGAGGCGGGCATCTCCACGTTCGACCAGGAGTTCCTGGCGCACATCGTCATCGGCCCCGGCGGCGAGACCTTCGGCCAGCGGATGATCCCGCACATCGAGGAGTACGCCCGGACGGGCAGGTTGGAGTTGGAGGCGTGACGAACACGGACATCTTCGAGCTCGAAGTGGAGGCGCGCGCGTCGATCGACGCCGCGCCGGCCGCGACCGAGTCGACCGTCGACTTCCTCAAGCGGGTCGTCGAGACGACGCAGTACGCGAAGAAACTCGAGTACATCCTGTCCGAGCTGCCGATCGTCTACGAGGAGGAGTTGGGCGGCATGACCGCCTACTTCACCCCCGATCAGCAGGTCCGATACAGCAGCCATGCGGCAACCGGCGCGCTCGGCAATGCGCTGCGCCGACTGCGCAAGGACGCGGAGGTCGAGGAGCCATGATCGACCACCTGATTCTCGACCTCATCTTCGTGCTCGCGGTCATCATCGTCGTCGTGCTGATCCTCAGGTTCGCGCGGCCGCGGCGCTGGCCGGAGGCGCCGACGGTCGACGGCATCGACGTGCGCTACGTGCTCTACGTCGGCCCGTTCCGCAACGCGATGGAGTGGGCGAAGCGTAGCCGCTTCCGGTCCGGGCAGATCATCCCGATCGAGCGCGCCGACGAGCTACTGTGGGGGCGTCGAGGGCCCATCGCGGTCGTGACAGAAGACGGCTACCTCGAGAGCCTGCCAACCCGGGAGAGAGAACAAGCACTCCACGCGATCCAGAGAGTCGAGGCGATCAACGTGGTCACGTGGAGCGAGCAGGGAGGAGATGATGCGGCGTGAAGACGTCAATGCAGTGGGCGATGGAGGACGCGGTCCGCGTGAAGTTAGAGGCTTCGGTCTCACCGCTGATCGAGTTCGCGAAACAGGTGGTGAAGGCGATGCGCCCCGTGCTCGAGGCGCTCGCCGAGGTGGCGCGGAGGTTCGTGACGGCGATGGCTCAGCTGCAGTCGAGCCGCGCGGCCACGGTCTCGCCTACGCACCCCGCGTTCCCTGGCGCGGGTTCAGCAGTCGCCGCCGAGCAGCACAGCGCGCTTGGGCGGATTGGACAGCCGGGTCGTCGCTGGCGGGGACGCCGATGACGCCCGCCTTCCACGCCGGATTCACGCTCGGCTACAGCTGGGCGCGGAAGGGCGCTGTCCAGTAACTGGACACGACGAAGCCCCCGGGCACTGGTCCCGGGGGCTTCGCTCTGCCACCTACGCGGAGTGCTTCGCGGTCGCGCCGACCTTGTCGATCAGCGTGGCGCTCACGCCCGTCGGCTTCCACACGCCGAAGTGCGTCGCGACGGCGATGACGAACACGCCGCCCCATGTCACGAGCGCCGCGTACAGGTTGAACGGGTGATCGTTCTGCACCGCGGCGATCCACTCGGTGACCACGGAGGTCACCAGCGAGAGCGCCGCGAGCAGGATCGCCCGGATGCCGGACGAGGTGACCCGCGTGGTCACGATCCCCACCAGGAGCGGCAGCAGGATCGAGACGATGAAGGTCAGCAGGGAGAGGAGATCGGGCTGGAACAGGATCACTTCTTCACCTCCGGGTGGGTCTCGGCGTAGATCGCCGCGGCCTCGGGGAACACCTTCGGGTCCGGCACGTTCGACGTGTCGGTGCCGTACGCGAACTTGAACAGCAGATCCCAGTCGTACTCGTTCAGCACCTGGGCCTGCGCCGGGGCATCGCCGATCAGCTGGAACGGCGAGTAGAAGCGAGCCAGCTGGGCCTCTCCCGCGTTCGCGAACCGGACCTTGTTCGGGTCGTCGGCCGGCAGGTGCCAGTCGATCGCCACGTACGAGCCGTTCGAGGCCCGCTTGTAGAGCCGCGCGCGGCCGTCCCGTCGGATGTTGGCGCTGATCCGCGCCACGATGTCGTCTGCTGCACTCACGAGTTCGAGCTCCTCAATCTGTTCGGGGGTGAGCACCGGGGCGGTCCCGGATGCCAGGATTTGCTGTGCGCGGATGGTCACGAAGTTCAGGTCCATGCCGCCGGGGCAGGCCGTCGCATACGAGTCGCCGAACACCTGGAAGATTTCCCGGTGGCCGAAGACGGTCCAGCCGCGCGCTGGACCTTCGCGGTGTGGACGGAAGCCGTCGCGCTGAGCCCACCATGCAACCTGATGGGCGAGCGTTTCGTGGCTCGCGTCCGAGATCGTCCAGCCGTTCGTCGACTCGTTCGCGCACTCCACGGAGGAGAGGATCGAGTCGCGGTAGGCGGACGCGAGAGACCACGCCCGGTACTCCGGGTCGTTCGCGATCTTCGCGTTGCGGCCGTCCTTGATGACTCGGTTCGAGCTGACCTCGCGGCTGCCCGTCGTCTCCATCTGGATGATCTGGTCGATGTTCGTCGTGGCGCCGTGGTGCAGGACGCAGCCGACCCGCGGCCGCGCCGTGACGGGCGACTGCTGGAACGTCGAGTGCACCTCGGTTACGGGATCGGAGACGGTCATGCGGTCTCGCCCTTTCCGTTGAGGTTGTGGTCGTCCGCGCTGTACGGATCGTTCGGATCGAACAGGCGGTGGGTCAGGCCCTGCACGGCGTAGCCGCGCTCGGCGCGTGCCTGCCGTTCGTCGGCGAGCTCGTCGGTCACGGTCGACGCGTACTCGGCGTCGGCCCGGGCCTGGCGAGCCTCCGGCGTCTCATCTGTCACGGTGCTCATCTCCTTCCGGGTTGATGGGTTTCCGCATGCATCTTCGCACGCCGTGGTAACGCCCCCGGGATGTCGGTGGCGCGCGGCAGAATTGGATGGTCACACCCCGTAGAAATCAGTGTTGCGTCAAACGAAAAAGTGGCATAGCCTCATAACCAATCCCCGGAAAGGACACCCACCACATGGCAGGCGAAACCGTCATCACCGTCGTCGGCAATCTGACCGCCGACCCCGAGCTGCGCTACACGCAGAACGGCCTGGCTGTCGCGAACTTCACCATCGCGGCTACCCCCCGCGTCTTCGACCGGCAGGCGAACGAGTTCAAGGACGGCGAGCCGCTGTTCCTCCGAGCGTCCGTCTGGCGCGAGTTCGCCGAGCACGTCGCCGGATCGCTCGTGAAGGGCACCCGCGTCATCGCGCAGGGCACGCTCAAGCAGCGCTCCTACGAGACGAAGGAGGGCGAGAAGCGCACGAGCATCGAGCTCGAGATCGACGCGATCGGCCCCGACCTCCGCTACGCGACCGCCTCGGTGCAGCGCACTCAGGCGTCCGGCGCTCAGCAGCGCGGCCGCCAGCAGCAGGGCGGCCAGCGCCCGCAGCAGCAGCAGCAGGGCGGCGGCCAGGACCAGGGCTGGTACCAGCCCGGCCAGGTCGAGGAGCCGTGGGCGAACAGCCAGCCGCAGCAGCCCCAGCAGCAGGGCTACGACGTCTGGAACACGCCCGGCTCGTACAACGACGAGACGCCCTTCTAACCCACCGACCACCGGCCGCCACCTACCGTCATCCCCCCCTGTGCGGTGGCGGCCGGTCCTATCTCAGAGAGGAGAGCCATGCGCGTCGTAGGACTCGACATCTCGCTCACCAACACGGGCGTCGCGATCTGGCAGGACGGGGTGTTCGCCCAGTCCCGCAAGTTCGGCCGGAAGGGGAAGAACGACGAGACGATCCCCCAGCGCCGCAAGCGCATCCTGACCCTCGCCGATCAGGTGATGGAGATGACCAAGCCGGAGTTCGTTGCCCTCGCCTTCGTCGAGCAGCCCGCATACAGCCAGGCCGGAGGCAGCACCTGGGACCGGGCGGGCATCTGGTGGGAGATCATCGGCGGCCTCGTCGACAAGGGCGTCCCCATCGTGCAGGTCGCGCCGAACACGCTCAAGCTGTTCGCGACCGGCGGCGGCGGTGCCAGCAAGGCCGAGATGATCACCGCGGCCCTGCGGCGCCACCCGGAGGCGAACGTCATCGACGACAACACGGCGGATGCCACGCACCTCGCCGCGCTCTACGAAGCCGCGATCCACAACCCGGGCGCGTACCCGAAGTACGCGGTCGAGACGGCGCAGCGGATCACCGCCGATCTGGCGGTCCGCGCGTGAGCGCACGGTGGGCCGCGTTCTGGTCCGACCCGTTCCTCGTCTGGGTGTGGGTGGCGCTCGCGTTCGCGCTCGTCTCCTGGCTCACCCTCGTCGGCCTGCCCCGCTACTGGGCGTGGGCCGACCGTCGGCGCAGCGTCCAGTTCTTCGACGCCGTCGCCGAGCTGCCACTCGAGGTGTACCGCCCCGAGGACGTCCTGATCGGCATCGACGTCGCGCCGGCCACCGGTCGCGAGACCGTCGTCGTCGCGCAGAAGCAGGCCGACGGGAGACTGCACATCGTCATGGCCCACGAGCGGACGGTCGACGATGAGTAGACCGACGCTGACGCCGATGATCGAACGGCAGATGCTCGACCAGCTGCGGAAGACCCCGGCGAAGTGCATCGTCATGCCGCGCTCGGCGTACAACGCTCAGGGCCAAGTGCTCGTCCACCGGGACAACCTCTCCGGCGTCCGGGCGCAGCGGCACCTGTACCGCGCGGCAATCGGCGACCTCGGCCGGAACGACTACCTCCGCGGCCCGACGTGCGGCACGGAGGGCTGCCTGAACCCGCACCACTACGTGGTCACGCAGCGCACCTCCCGCCGGAAGCGGTGCCCGCGAGGTCACCTCTACACGCCGGAGACCACGCTCGCCGACGGCCGCGACCGGTGCGCGATCTGCAAGGAGGAGCGACTCGCCCGCCGCCGGAAGGGTGGCACGAACCCGATCAAAGAGAACGCGGGGAAGACGCACTGCATCCACGGCCACGAGCTGACCGAGGACAACGTCTACACCCGCACTAACCCGCGCACTGGCTCCGTCAGCCGCCAGTGCCGCACCTGCACCATCGAGCGAGCGCTCGACCGTTACTACGACCAGAAGGAGTCGGCATGACCACCACCACCCCCGAGACGAAGCCCGCCCGCGCACCGCGGAAGACGGCTGCGCAGAAGGCAGCCGAGCAGGCCGAGGTCGAGCAGCTGACCGCCGAACTGATCGAGGTCTGGGGCGCGTACCGCCCGGCCGAGTTCAGCGAGGACCAGATGCTGCAGCTGATGAGTGACCTCAACCCGGCGCGCGTCAGCCAGCGCACCGGCGGCGGCGGCTCGAAGCTCAGCTACCTCGAAGCGCACGACGTGAAGGCGACGCTGATCCGCATCTTCGGCTTCGCGAACTTCTCCTCCGAGCTGGTCAGCTACAAGGTCGAGAACGTCCGCCAGTGGGAGGTGAACAACAAGGCGAAGGTGCAGGTGACCGTCTCCGCGCACGTGAAGCTCACCATCCACCAGACCGGTGCCGTCTACTCCGAGGCGGCCGCGTCCAGCCAGACCGGCTCCGACGTCGGCGAGGTCATGGACTTCGCGCTCAAGACGGCCGAGTCGGATGCGTTCAAGCGCTGCGCCGTCTTCCTCGGCACGCAGTTCGGCGCGTCGCTGTACGCGCAGGGTGCCACCGCCGATCAGGTGCGCGTCGTGCTCGAGGCGGCGCAGGCGAAGCTCCTGTCCGAGGGCCGCAAGAACCGGGCCACCCCGCCGCCGCAGCAGCAGCTGGCGCAGGCGCCGCTCCCGCCGGAGCAGCCGCAGCAGCCGCAGCAGCAGCCGCAGCAGCAGCGCCCGCAGCAGCAGCGACCGGCGCAGCGCCCGCAGCAGCAGTACCCCGACCAGAACGGCGAGTACGCGCCCGACTCGCAGCCGATGGCGGTCGCCGACTACAGCCAGGGCGACCCGAACGCGCACGACGGCCTCACCCCGCCGCAGGGCGGCATGGGCGCAGTCGCCGGGGCGTTCAACCACAGCCGCGGCACTGGCGCGGTCCCGCCGCCGATCTCCGACGCCGAGCACTACACCGGCGAGACGTACGGTGACCGCTGATGACCGCCGAGACCGAGACCCTCGACATCCGGCCATACATCACCATCGCGTGCGGGCACTGCGGCGTCGACCTCGCTTTCACCGGTGACGGCTACGAGTGCCGCCGGTGCCAGCTGTTCTTCCCCGGGGACGACGAGGACGGTCGCTACATCGACCCGACCGTCGCCCCTTGCGGGAGGACGCGGCCGCCCGCCACGATGATCCGGGAGGACCGGAAGGTGCGCATCGACTACGCGCCCTGCGACCTCCCGATCACCCATGAGTCCGACCACCACCTCGTAGGGACCTCGACGGATGCCTGAGTTCGACTTCACCTCGGCTGCGGCTCTCCGGGCATCGCTCGGCGAGCCGCGGCCGCGGACACTGCCCGACATGGTGGAGCTGGCGCTCGCGGCCGCCGACGCCGACGCCGAGCTGCTCACCGGCAACCTCGAGTACGTCGAGTGGTCAGCCCGCGACCTCGTGAACCAAGTCATCGGGTTCGACCTGAACGACCGCATCCGCGAGGTGCTGCAGATCGTGATCCGACCGATGATCGAGAAGGAGGTGGCCGATGGCCCCCAAGATGCGTCTTAGCACCCGGCTCTGGCTGATGTGGCAGGTGCTCCGCGGCACGGTGATCCGCGCCGAAGCCGACATCCAGATGAACCTGATCACGCTCAGCTTCGAGAACAACCCCGACCTGCGGAGGAGACTGCAGCGATGACCGAGCCCCTGATCGACGACCCCTTCGTCGACCCGACCGTCCACCGCCGCGGCGTCGAGATCGCCGCATGGATGACCGACACCATCCGCTCCTGGCAGTGGGACTCCGCGCGCACGCAGCAGTCCCGCCGCGGCGTGCTCGGCTTCTCCGATCTCGGCGGATGCCGCGAGTACATCAAGAACATGGTCATCGGCACCGAGTGGAAGCAGACCGTCGACCAGCAGCTCAAGTGGGCGGCGTTCATCGGGACGGCGGCCGGCGACAAGATCGAGGAGATCATGGCCGCCATGCACCCCGGCACGGTGCGCACGCAGCAGACCGTGGAGCTGGACCTCGGCGACGGCATCGTGGTCCGCGGCCACGGCGACGTGCTCCTGCAGGATGCGTTCATCGACCTCAAGAGCCGCGACACGCTCGCCGAGGTCCGGCGCGACGGCCCGCACCTCAAGGAGAAGGTGCAGATCAGCGGCTACCTCGTCGGCTCCGTCCAGCAGGGCGTCCTCCCCGAGACCTCGACCGCGCACCTCGTCTACTACGACCGGTCCGGGAAGGAGAAGGGCTTCTACACCGGCTTCTCGATCAGCTACCAGGACGCGCTCGGCTACCTGGCGAAGGCGAAGCAGCGCCTCGCCGACGTCGCCGCGGTGATCGCGTACGACCCGGACAGCGGCGAGGTCACCGTGCCCGACGAGACGCCGTGGCTGAAAGACGAGCCCGCCTCCTGGTGCGAGAACGTCGGCTGCCCGTTCGTCTGGTCCTGCTGGGGCTCCTACCAGCCGACCGAGAAGATCGAGCACCCCGACGAGAAGCGCCGCATCCGCGAGTTCTACAGCGTCAACGAGGAGATGAAGGAGATCACGAAGCTGCGCGCCGCGAAGAAGGAGGCGCTGCAGGGTGTCGTCGGGACGACCGACGACGGCGAGTTCAGCGTGGACTGGAAGTTCATCGACGGGGGCGGCCTCCGCGCCGACTCGACCCGACTGGAAGTGAGGAAGCTCAAGTGAGTTCGAGAGGGATAATCGCCCTGGTCTGCGACGAACCCGACTGCCCGAAGCGCTTCATGGCGCTGCAGCCGGTCGAGGACGCCCGCGCCGAGGCCGCCAGTGACGGCTGGGTGTCCGGCGTCCGCGACGACATCGGCGTCGACTACTGCCCAGACCACGTCGAATCGGCCCCCGATGTCTGACCCGATCCAGCTGCTCACCCGCGAGCTGCTCTCGCGGCTGCACGAGACGGCCGAGCGGATGGTGGCCGACGACCTCTGGCTGCTCGGCGTCAACCCCGATCTGGTGCGTCGCGAGGGTCAGCGGATGCCGCGGATCAGCGTCGTCTGGCAGTACACCGACCCGTCGGCTGAGTCGATCCGCTCGACGCCGCGCGCCAGCGACCTCGTCCGGGAGATGTACCGCGGCCTCACCCTTGACGGCGAACTGGTCATCGACCACCTGTGGCAGTTCCCCGGCGCGGAGAAGAACCGGCTGCGGTTCGTCTACTTCGGGTACGAGAACGGGCGGCGCCACTTCGCCCGCCGGTATTCGATCGACCAGACGCGGGTGATCCACTACGAGCGAGCGGAGGAGCAGCTGCGCGGCCGGCGCGACTGGTTCGTGGGTATCCACGACGCCCCACCCGACTTCTGGCAGTGGAACTACCGGGCGCTGGACGCCGAGCGCGCGATGCGACACATGAACGAGATCAACGGCTTCCGAGGAGTGGACAGCTATGGCCGGTAAGCGCAAGTCCCTGATCGAGCGCCTGCTCGCGCGGGTCGACAAGGAGAGCAGCCCCGACGGCTGCTGGCTCTGGCTCGGCGCGCGCAATGGAGACCCGAAGCCCTACAACGGCGGCTACGGCGTCATCTGGGTCGAGGACATCTACGTCGACGGGAAGCGCGTGCAGGTGTTCGAGCGCGTGCATCTCGTCACGTACCGGCACTTCGTCGGGCCGATCCCGGAAGGGCACTTCATCGACCACGTCTATGAGCGTGGCTGCCGCAATCGGCACTGCTGTAACCCCGACCACCTGGAACCCGTCCTCCCCCGGGAGAACACGATCCGCGGCGTCGCCGCGAAGAAAGAGAGAGCACATGCCGAAGTCGCCTGACGAGCCCCGATTCGGGGAGCGCGAAGGGAAGGTCACCCCCATGCCGCGGCAGGGCGTCGTCCAGTCACTGGACGAGCCCACCGCCACCGAGTGGGCGCGCTACCTCGAAGCGCAGGAGAAGACGAACGAGCGCCGCCTCAAGTGGTTCGCCGCCATCTGGCCGGCGGTCCTCATCTTCGCCGCGCTGGCCGCCCCGGTCATCTGGCTCTGGCGCTGGGCCATCGGCGCGCTATAGCCTCCACAAGCTGCACCACCCGAAATGAGCACCACCCGATCCGAAAGGAACACCTGATGAGATTCATCACCCGCCTCACCGCCATCGGCGGCGCGGCACTGCTCGCGAGCGGAGCGGCCGTCATCGCCGTCGCCGCCCCGGCGAGCGCGCACACGATCGAGGCGAGCGCCACCTGTGAGGCGCTCACCGTCGACCTGTCCAACTACGCGGCCTCGCAGCCCGGGAAGGACGCCGTCTACCACGAATGGGACGAGACGGTGCACCACGACGCCGTCGGCACCCCGACGATCACCATCCCGAACCCGGACTACAAGCCCGCCGTGGACGCGGTGCCCGGCTCGTGGGAGAAGTACACGTGGACGGCTCCGCACGGCACCCCGTCCGCCCCGCCGCCGAGCGCCGGATGGCACGACGTCGGCACCACCAGCGACACGAAGGGCAGCACCACCGACACCATCCTGAACACGGGTGGCAAGGGGTACTTCTACTTCCTGACGCTGCAGGCGCCGGTTCCCGCCCAGCCCGCCGTGGGCGAGCCGACGATCACGGTCCCGAACCCCGACTACGTCGCGCCCAGCGACGAGGTCGTGCACCACAAGGACCTGATCTCCGCCGCCGTCGAGCCGAAGACGAACCACGTCTCGGTCACGATCGACGGGGCATCCGCCGCTGACGAGGACTTCTCGACCAGCTACCAGCACGTGTTCACCTTCTCGGACAAGTACACCGCCCACACCTGGGCCGTCGACGTGACGGCGTGGGACAACGCGGCCTACTCGTTCCACCGCTCCGGCACGACCACCCCGTGCTCGAAGCCGGTCGAAGGCGTCCCGACCATCACGGTCACCGGCCCCACCTGTGAGGCCGGGTACAGCCTGGTGAACTACTCCATCCCGGAGGGCCTGTCGATCGCCGGATACACCGGCACCGGCAGCGTGAAGGCCGAAGACCTGAACCTCGGCTACGGCGAGAAGACCTACCCGGTCGACGTCGCCGCGGGGTACACGTACGACGGCCCGGCCACGGTGAGCTTCACGCTCGTCGAGCCTCCGACGGATGCTGACTGCGCTGGTCCGAAGCCGGACGACAAGGTCGACTACGGCCAGTGGCAGACCGGCGAGTACGGCTGCGGGGACACCACCGTCACCGAGAGCCGCACCGTGACCGACACGCCGTACAAGCTGGTCGGCCGCGAGTGGGTCCTCGACACCGAGAACGCGACCACGACGACGGAGAAGCACGACCGCGCTCTCACCGCCGCCGAGATCAAGGCTCTCGACTGCCCGGTGACTGTCGTCGTCGTGCCGCCCGCGCCGCCCGCCGCTCCGGCTGTGGTCGCGAACCCGATCCCCGCACCGCAGCCGTTCGTGGCCGCGAGTGAGGACGTGCTCGCCCACACCGGCTCCGACGAGCTCGGGACCGGCATCGGCTTCGGTGCTGGCATCCTGATCCTGCTCGGCCTCGGCGCCCTCGGTGTCGCAGCCATCGTCCGCCGTCGGAAGGCGACGAACTGATGGGGGCGGCGAAGATCGCAGTCACGCAGGAGCAGATCGACGTCGTCGTCAACGACGCCTACGAGAACATCGAGCAGGGCAGCACGCGGTGGCCGGGCATGACCTACGAGCAGGGCGTCGCTGACGCGCTGCAGTGGGTGAACGGCGACCGCGAGGAGAGCCCCTTCGAGGAGAACTAACACCCGGGCCGCTGGTGCAGGCGGCCCACAGCGAAGCCCCCGGCGCGCATCTTGCGCCGGGGGCTTTCTGCTGTCCAGTTACTGGATGGCTCCGGTGTCATCGCCGAGCAGGCGAAGTTCCTCGTCCAGCTCGTCCGCCTCCGCGGCCGGCGGCCCCGTTGCGGTCGGCGCGGACGCTTTCCGCATGGCCCGCTGCGCCAGCTTGCGCACCTGCTCCCGCGGGATCGTGTCCTCGATGTCCTGGACGCGCTGCAGCATCTCCTCCGCGCCCTGCTCAAGCTCGGCGTCCCGGTCGATCAGGCCGGTGATGTCGCGGGTGACGCGGGCGAGCGCCTTCCCCATCGTCGTCAGCAGCTTCCCGTGGCGCAGCCCCCGCGCCTCGATCACCTTGATCCGGGCGAAGGCGTCCTGCAGCTGCTCGAGCACCTCCTCGAGGAGCGTGTTCAGCTGGCCGAACTGCTCGTCGAGGTCGTCCCGGATGTGCTTGTCATGGTTGTTCGTGACGGCCTCTTTGGTGTCCGCTACCTGCGCGCCGAGCTGCTCGGCCGTCTTCTTGAGCGCGCTCGACACGATCGCCGGAATCTGCTCGACCTTCGCGTCCGTCGACCGCTGCCGCCGCTTGTTCCGTCGGTCGAGCAGCCACCCGATGACGAGCAGCGCGATCGGACCGATGACCCACTGGATGAGGGTGTTCAGGTTCCCCTCAGTGAGGCCCGCGACGGAGTGGAACATCAGACCGTCGTGTACTTGAGGTAGACGTCGATGCGGTCTCCGGCCGCCAGGGCGATCGGCGCGGCGGCGGTGAGCGGGACCAGCTGGCCGCTCGCTCCGAGTGCGTACACCTGGACGCTGGTGCCGACGCCGTCGGAGCACATCACGAGCTCGTAGTTGGTCGATGCGGAGACGTCGATGAGAGTGCCGAGGCCGATGACACGACCGGCCGCCGGGACTGGTCCGCGCATCGGCAGTGTCGCGTCAAGCGGCACGACCACCGGGTTCGGCAGGGCGAAGCCTGCCGCCAGCGTGATCAGCACCTCGTACGTGACCTCCTTGCCAGCGCGCTGCATCGCCGCGAGAGCCGTGCCGCCCGCCCCGAGGGTCAGTCCCGGGGGGACGATCGCCACACCGGAGTACCCCTGTCCAGCGAGGGCGAACCGGAACGGCGAAGACGGGGTGCCAGAGCCGGACTGGACGATGCTCGGGGTGTTGAACGCCCCGCCATCACCAGCGTCGCCTACGGCGCACGAGCAGCCGGTGGAGTTGGTGCCGCCGCAGCTTGCGCACTTCGCCATGTCATCTCTCCTTCGTCGCTGTCCAGCGTACCGGTCAGTTCGCGTTGATCCCGTAAACGCGGAGGCGTCCCGTGATCTGGCCGCTGGGAATCCCCAGCCGCAGGCCCGTCGCCGAGCCGACGCCGCTGCCACACCACGCCCACCAGGAAGTGCGGCCGCCGGACGAGATCGTCTCTCCGGTCGCCTTCACCTCGGCGTTCGCTCGCGCCGGGGAGAACATGGTGATCTCCGACGAGCCACCGCCGGAGCCGGACGACGCGCCGAAGTACGGCCACTGCGTCGACGCCACGGCGCTCGCGTAGCTGGTCGAGCCCGCGTACGCCATCGTGAACTGACCGGCGCGGTAGGCGACCGCCCCGTACACGCCGCCCGCGTTGCGCAGCTGCGCGGCGAAGCCGGTGTTGGCCGTCGAGCCGTAGATATCGAGGTACATCTTGTAGTCCTCGAAGTCCGTGGTGAAGATGCCGTCGATGTCGATGCTGCCGCTGGCGAGCGTGAACTCGATGATGCCGGGGCCGGCCACCGCCGCGCCGACACCCGCGACCGCGGATGCCGTCATCGGAGTGCCCGGAATCTGCCGCGCCTGCGGCCGATTCTTGAGCTTGAGCAGATCCTTCTCGTGCTGCCGGAGCAGCTCCTCCTGCGTTGCGATCCCCATCAGTGGTCCGCCTTCGGTGCCGTCGACATCGTCACGTTGATCTTCTCGCCCTCCGGGTCCTCGGTCACATTCACCTTGTCGAGCTTCTGCATCTGCACGATCTTCCGTGCCGTCAGCGACGCCTCGAGCGGAATGAAGACGCCGGGGACGAGGTCGCTCATCTTGAGCGCGCCGCTCGGGTTCAGCGCCGAGCCGTCAGGGACGCGGACGGAGACAGGCGCCGGGTTGCGGCCGTACATGTTCGACTTCGCCTGCGATGCCATCTCGTTCGCCGTCGGCTGGCTGCCGGTGTCGGTCTCGTCGTACGGGTTGGAGAGCATCTCCCACTCGCCGTAGTAGGGGTCGGTCGAGGTGGCATCCGGGTAGATGCCGTAGACGCCCTGGCCGTTCGTGACCACGTACCGGGTCGCGAGGTCGAGGCCGTACTCGGTGACGGTGATGTCGCCGAGGAAGTCCTTCTGCGTGACGCGCGGCGTGTAGCCGATCGGGTTCGAGACGTCCCACAGGTGGATTGCCCGGCCGAGCACGGTGTAGTCCATGCCGCTGTTCTCGGCGAGGGTGTCGATGTGGTTCCAGACGTAGTCCTGGTACTTCGCCGTTACCGCAGAGGTGCGCGCCTCGCCGGGGAAGTGGTGCTCGGTGATGAACGGCACCACGTTGATCGGCGGGCTCAGCGCCTCCTTCCGCGCCAGCTCCTGCCGGAGGATGTACGCGGCCCGGGTGACGACGGTGCCGACGTTCGGGTAGGCGTTCGTGTAGTTGTTGTGCATGACGGTGCGCGCGGCGTAGTGCATCACGTCGCGCGCGGTGATCGACACGGTCTCGCGGCCGTAGCCGAGCAGGGTCAGGGGGCCCTCCCACACCTGATCGGTGCCACGGTAGATGCGCATCTCCATGCGGCCGCTGCGGAGGTCGTCGAGCACCTTCGCGTTGTCCCGGCAGGACTGGCCGGACAGAGTCACGGTCGCGTCGGAGATGTCGTCTCGAACACGGTTCCACGACACCTTCTGCGGGCGCTTGAGCTCGCTGAGGGCCGTCTTCCCGCCGCGGTCCATGATGACGACGTGGTGGTCCTTCACGCAGGCGATCGACACCGGTTACATCCTCTGGGTCATGTCGAGCTGGACCGCGACCGTGATCGGCGCGGAGCCATCGGTGGGCCGGGGCTGGTCGATGGTCATCACGTACGGGATGCCGCACTGCAGCTCCGGCCACTCGACCGGGCCGCCGTCCTCGCCGTACACGTAGTTGTCGGCGGGCAGCGTCGCGTTCCCGACGATCGCGCTGACGCTCTGCGTCTCTCCGTCGATGACAAAGGTGACGCCCTGCTGGACGTAGCTCAGCGTGATCTCCGAGCAGAAGTCGCAGGCGCCCATGTCGGCCGGGGCGAGGTTGTTCTCGTTCGCGTAGAAGCGGATGCGCAGCTGCCGCACCGACTTCGGCGTGTTGCCGATCGGGCCGGGGACGCTGAGGGAGAGGGTCGGCACAGCGATGCCGTTCTCCTGCGTCGCGAACGCGGGGAGCGTATAGGCGCTGCGAGTCCAGCCGCCGAGCCCCGGGTCGGGAATCGTCGGGTTGATCGTCGGAGCGGCCGGCGGCGTCGGCAGAGCACCAGTGAGGGGGTCCTGCAGCTGCGCAGTCGAGTTGACGTACACCCACCTGCCGTCGATGTAGTCGTAGTCGCACATCCAGCTCAGGAAGCGGAACGAGGCGCTCGCGCGCGCCGCTCCCTCCCACATGACCACCTGCTGGACGTCGTAGTACTTGCTGAAATCGACATCACCTGCAGGCCGCGTGTTCACGAAGTCGGCGTCGAACCACTCTGTCGGGTCGTCGGCACGCTTGCCGGGGAGTGCCCGCGCGAGTTCGAGCTGCCACCAGTTGAGGTGCATGGTCTGACCGACGGTGAGGGCACCACCAGCGGCGGTTCCGAAGACGCGGATGATCACACCCGCATAGGCGGTGCCAGCCGGGGCTGTGGCCGCGAACGAGGCGCGCTTGAAGCCGTTGAGGCCAGGCGAGCCGGGGATGCTGTACGGGCCGGTCGGGTCGAAGGTGGTGGTGATCTGCGAACCGGCCGCGTCGTACCAGATGATCCCGACCGTGATACCCATCGTGGCCGCACCACCGGCGACAGCGTGGACGGATGCGACGTAACGGGTCCCGGCGGTCGCCTTACGGTACGAGCTCGCGATCGGCGTTGTGGGGGCCACGTCGATCGAAGTGCCCGCCGTGGTGACGGACAGCCTCATGCCGTTGCCATTACCCTGCGCGAAACGGGGGATGCCCGCGGATGCGCCGGAGGCGATGTTGTAGGTGAGGGTGCCCGCCGCGCCGCCGTTGCCGAACAGGGTGCGCGTACCGGCGACGATGGCGCGCGGATCGAAGACGTGGTTGATCGCCTGCAGGATGCCGTAGTCGTAGTAGGTCTGCGTGCCAGCCAGGAACGAGGTCGAGTCCAGCAGTCGCCGCCCGGCCGTGAAGACGTAGGGGGTCTGGGCCTCGAGGCCGAACTCCACCTCGCGCAGGACGCCGCCGGGCCACTTGCGCTTCGTGTTGATCGTCGCGCCGGAGATCGCGGTCACGCCGTTCATGTGCCGTGCCGGGTCGACGCCGACCGTGTAGAGACGCGAGGGGGAGTCGTACGCGCGGCCGAGCCACAGGTAGGCGGCCTGAGCGGTCGCCGGGGTGGCGCCGGAGAAGAACGAACCCGGCGCAGCGGCGGGCTCCGAGATCGCCTGGGACACCCGGATCGTCGTGCCCGCGGGCATCGCGTCCCGGGTGAGCAGGCTGAGCGAGTAGCCGGTGTTCGCGGCAGTGAGCGGCAAGTTCGTGAAGGAGACCACCTGCGTCGCGCCCGCGGCGATGGTGATGCCCGGCCCGGGGATCGGCGCACCGGGCACGCCGTTCGTGATCTGGCGGATGCCGAAGTGGATGCCGACCGGTGCGTTCGAGAGGTTCGTGACGCGGATGCTGCCGGAGCGCACCGACGCGCCGGAGGTGAGCATGGTCGCGTCGCCGCCGAGCAGCTCGGTCCCGGCGTTCACTGCCGCCGGTGCGGAGAGGACGCCGCCGAGTCCGGTCGCGCCGAACGTCATGCCGTTCTTCGCCGTCCAGTGCACGGCGGCCGAGTTGGTCACCGCCGGGTCGAGCACCTCGTTCGTGCGCGCGATCGGCGTAGCGTAGTCGAAGCCGTTGCACCCGTCGATGTAGCCGGGTGCGGCGGCGTAGGTGCAGAGCGTCATGGTGCCGCAGTCGCCGCCGGGGCAGTCGTCCGGGTCGATCGTGCGGTTCAGCCAGCGAAGGCCCGACTCCATCGCGAACTCGTCACGAGCGGCGAGCAGGGCCTTCACGCGGAACTGCTTCGTCGCGCGGCGGGTCGGGCCGACGGTTCCACCGTCGCCGATCGACTGCGTGAACACGGCGACGCGGGAGTCGTCCTCAGCGCCCTGGATGTCCGTGATGTAGAGGCCGTAGAAGTTGGCGCTCGCCGGGTCTCCCGGGTCGTACCAGGGCGCGTTGTCCGCGGCCGGCGTCGAGTACGCGGCATCCCCGAGAGCGGCGCGCAGCGCATCGGCTTCCGCCTGCGGGATGTTCCCCACCCACGGGAAGCCAGCGGCGTAGTCCTCGATGTACTTCTTGAACCGCGCCACGTTTGCGAGCTCGTCAACCCCGAGCCGGATGTACCCCTCGTACAAGACGTCTCCTATCCTGCGATCTTCTCGGCAACCTTATCGGCCGCCTGCTGGGCGACCAGCGCCGGGTCGGCGTAGGGCGACACGATGGAGCCTGCCTCGAAGATGACGTTGCCGCCGCCGGTGCCGCCGCCGCTCGGCGCGACAGTCGCCTTCCCCTGTGCGATGGCGGACAGCCCGCGCACGGCAGGGTCGACCTGCGACAGCGGGCGGTTCAGCGGAACGATCGCCTCCGGCCCAGCCTCACCGGCCAGGCCGAACGTCGGCCCGGTGAGCAGCGCGCCGGACGCCCAGTGCGGAATCTTCGGGATCGGCGGGATGCCGACCTTCGAGGTGATGGTGTTCACGCCGCCGATCATGCCGTTGATGATGTCGACGACGCCGTTCACGGCACCCCGGATGGTCGATTGGATGCCGTTCCAGATGCCGGAGACGATCTGCCCGAGGCCCTGCCACACCTTGTTCCAGTTGCCGGTGAAGACGCCGGTCAGGAAGGTGATGACGCCCTGCAGCACGTCGACGACGGTCTTCACGATCGGGATCAGCACCGAGCCGAGCGCGTTCGCCACGCCGGTCACGATCGGCACCAGCGCCGCGATCACGGTCGAGAGGATCGGCACGACCTTCGACATGAGGGTCGAGAGCAGCGCGATCAGCGGGTTCAGGATCGGGCCGATGAGGTCGAGGAGCGGTGCGATCAGCCCGAGGATCGGCGTGATGAGCGCGGTGAACAGCGAGATCAGCGGGGTCAGCAGCGGGAGCAGCTGGTTGATGAGCGACATCAGCGGCGGGAGGATCGCGGTGATGATCGGCATGAAGGCGTTCATAATCGCGGTGATCACCGGGATCAGCGCGGCGAGGATCGGGGTGAGCGCGCCGACGACCGAGCCGAGGAACTGGCCGAGGAACGTGGCGATCTGGACGATCAGCGGGATCAGCGGCGGGAGGATCGTCTGCAGCATCGTCATCAGGACGCCGAGCAGCGGGACGAACGCCTGCGCGATGGCCGAGACGCCGGGGATCAGGCCGACGATCGCCTGGATGAGGGTGCCGCTGACGAGCAGGGCGATCTGCGAGAGCGCCGGGAACAGCGGCTGCAGCCCCTGCATCACCAGCTGCAGCGCCGCGGCGAGCAGGTTGAAAATCTGCAGGTTCGAGAACACGTCGAGCATCTGACCGAGCGGGCCGAGCAGCTGCGAGAGCAGCCCGAGGAACGACGTTGTCGTGTTGAGCGCATCCGGCGTGATCAGGTTCGAGAAGAACTCGCCGACCCCGGCGATGACCGGGCCGAGCGCCTGGAAGACAGCCATCGTGTTCGTGAAGAAGGTCTGGATCGCGGTCTGCCCGGCGATGGTGTTCGTCCAGTCGAGGAACTGCTGGCCGAGCTGCGCAAACCAGGAGGCGAACTGCTGCACGAACGGGAGCGCCTGGATGAAGATGTTGCCGATGGCGCCGCCGAAGGTGATGAAGGCCGACCCGAGCGAGGCGAGGATCGGCTGGAACCCGGCGAGGAGGGTCTGCAGCCCGGTGATGGCGGCCGGAGAGACGAGTGCGGTGGCGAGCTGACCGAGGACGCCGTTGAGCACGCCAGCGATGCCGACGAGGCCCGCCTGCAGCACGGGGATCAGCGTCGAGGTGATCAGCTGGATGGGACCAGCGAGCCCGCTGAGCAGCGCCGTCTGGATGGGCTGCTGCATGCCGGTGAACGCGGCGAACAGCCCCTGCAGGGCGGCCGCGGCCGGGCGCGCGCCTGCGGGAATCTTCGACAGGTCCCCGGTGATGTTCTGGAATCCGGTGACCAGCACGGCGATGCCGACGGCGAGCGCGGCCGCCGCGCCCGCGAGGATGAACAGCCCGCCGGCCGCCGCCTGGCCGAGCACTGCGATGGGTCCCGCGGCCGCGGCGATGGCCGAGATGATGACGATCGCCTGGCGGCCGTTGTACGGCAGCTCCGACCAGAAGGACGAGTTGCCAGCCGCGGCGAGCTTCTTCGAGAAGCCGTCAGCCGACCTCCCGACCTCGTCGAAGCTCTTGGAGCCGTCGCGCCGGAAGACGTTGAACAGCTTCGAGAACGGACCGAGCACCTTCGAATCCGACAGGGACGCGAGATGATCACGCAGGTACATCGTCTTGAGGCGCAGTGTGTCGATGGGACCCATCGCCCGGCGTAGCCCGTTGCCGATGTTGTCCCCGATCTCCGCGCCGAGCCCCTTGAGTCGGCCGAACCCTGCGGAGATGCGGTCGGTGGTCGACTTCGAGAACATGAGCCCGTTTTTGCGGCCCTCGTCGACGAACTGCTTGCGGAGACGGGAGAACATGCCGTCGAACTTCTTGCCGAAGTCGGACGAGTACGCATCCCCCGCAGCGGCACCGGCAGCCTTCGAGCTTGCCACGGTCTCGGCGTACAGCCTCCGACCGTCGTATTCGCCGACGAAGGTGAACTTACCGGCCAGGGCCACGGGGCTCTCCTTCTCGTCGTCAGCTTGTCGGCGCTAGACCAAAGGTAGCAGCGAAGCGGTCCAGCTCATCCTGACGCGCCTGAGCGGCCGCAGCAGGCGACAGCTTCCGGCCGGGGAGCGGCTTGTAGAGGTCCATCCTCCACTTCTCCGCGCCGTCCTCGGACTCGAGCATCAGCTCCCATGCCCACGAGTAGACGGCGTTCAGGAACCGAGCAGGGGGAAGTCCGAGGAGGTCGACCCCGCGCCGGGCGCACGACCCATCAATTGCGGGCCAGTGGGCGTCTGCGATGGCGATGAGCCTGCAGACGGCTGGGTAGGAAAATTGGCGAACACCTCGACGGTGCCCTCGACGATCTCCATGAGGAGGTCCATGTCGACGTCGCGGTCGACGATGACGCGGTCCCGCAGGTGCAGGAAGTCGGCGCGGGAGAGCGTGCCGCGGAAGTAGTCCCAGATCGCGGCCGCGCGGTCGGCGTCGGTGGCGGCGGTGGCAGCCGATCCCATGACGATCGAGAACAGCGCGGTGTCCGGCTTCTCGAGGACGTAGACGTGCTTGTCGTTCGCCTCGAACTTGCCACCCTCGATGTTGATCTCGACGGTGGTCTTCTCTTCCTGCCGCTGGGTGACGGCAGACTTGAACTCTAGACGCATGATGGTCCTTCCGATTTCCGGGTTGCTAGCGGCGTGTCGCCACGCCACCCAGCCTAGCGGCTACGATCTGGCCCGCACGGAACATCCACGGATCGCCGACCTGGCCGCGCACCTCGAACGGGAAGATGTGGATGCGGCCGGAGGTGTTCGGCCCAGCGGGGAGCTTGAGCCGCGCGGAGTTGTTCGGCCGGATCGGTCCCTGGGTGCCGTCATGCTTGAACGGCGCGTGCGGGGACGTGTTGTTCACTGCGGAGCGCGCGGACGCCCGGCCCACGCGCAGCACACCCGCGTTGACGTGGCTGCGGGTGATGTCGCCGGTACGGGCGAAGCGGGTCGACAGCGCGACCGAGAGCCGGAACACGTCACGGTTCGCCTGCTTGAGCTTGTCGAAGCCGCCGCCGCCAGGGCCAGCCTGCCCGTCGACGACGGCCTTGAACACCTCGACGCGGACGCGGACGCTGCGGCCGACCATCACTTCCTCCCGACGTAGAGCGCGAACGTGCCGCCGACGAGCGTGCCCTCGGGGCCGAGCGGCGAGTAGGCGTCGAGCACGTGCTGGGTGGTGTCCTTCCGCTCGCGCATGCAGCACTGGATGGCCGAGAGCATGGCGCGGAAGTCGGAGGCGGCGAGGCGGGAGGCGTTGAACTCCTCCTCGGCGCTCGGCATGAAGCGGTCCTCCGGGCTCGGCGCAGCGCGCATGACGCCCACCTCGATCTGCGCGGCGAGGCGGGTGAAGCAGTTGGGCGTCTGGTCCGGGATGGGGAACTGGGTGGACGCGAACGCGGTGACGAAGCGCACCCACGCCATGCCGCCGCAGTCACTGTCCGCGCCGAAGTCGAGGATCAGCTGGTCGCCGGGGATGATGGTGACCTCGCACAGATCGGGGCCACCGAACTCGGTGAGCTTCTGTTCGAGGCAGTTGCGCAGATCGGTGAGGATCGGCCAGACGAGGTCGTCTTCCTGCAGGCCGTCGTCGGTCGGGTCGGTCACTGGAACGCTCCCGTCTGGACGCGGCCGCGGCGGGTGTCGGGGCTGATCACGCGCGGACGGGATGCGAGGGCGTGAGGGTTGAACCGGCGGATGTAGGTGTCGACCTCGAGGATGCCCGTCTTCCCGTCCTGGAACATGTCCGCCTTGACCTCGTAGGAGATGCCCGCGCGGGTGACGGAGGTGACGTTGCGGGGGAGGCGGCACGCCTTGTCGCCGTTGCAGGCGCGGAGGAACTCGGCGGCGAGGATACCCGCCACCTTCTTGCCGATGTTGTCCGGCGGCATGCCCTCGTAGTACGAGATCACGAACGCACCCTCGGTGCCCTCGGCGGCGAGAAGGTCGGGGCGCAGCGGCCACTTCTCGCCGTCGGTGCGCACGAGCAGGTTGCCGTTGTCGATGCGGTACGCGGTGCGCGGGAGGGTGTCGGCGCCGATCTTGATGTAGTCGATCCCGCCCGCGTTGCTCGGCAGGACGATGGTCGGAACGAACTGGCAGGAGCAGCCGCTCTCACACGCGCAGGTGATGTTGTACCAGGAGCCACCGACAGCGATCGGAATGAAGGGGGCCGAGCGGAACGGCACGGGGATGTACGAGCCGTTCGACATCCGGCCGGTCGCGACGGGCGCTTCGACCCACGTGGGGATGCCGAGGCATCCGGCGCTCGCGGGCCGCAGCTTCACCGGGCAGGTGGCGAGCCGGTACGCGGTGAGCGTCCGCAGCGTCATCCACGCGAGCCCCTCGACGAACGTCTTCACGCTCTCGTCGAGTGCGTCCAGCTTGTCCTGGGGGTAGCACCCCTCCCAGTCGGTGTCCGACGGGTAGCAGTATTCGAGCTCGGCCATGCGTCCATCTTGACGCACAAGAGCCCGGAGGGGGTAACGCCCCTCCGGGCTCCGTGTCCAGTTACTGGACGGGTCAGGCGGCGATGACCACCTGCACGGTACGGAACACCACGCCGTCGATCGTGGCGCGCGCCGTGTACGTCCCCGCGGCCGGGTACGTGTGGGTCGTGGCACCCATCGCGGTCGAGGCGATGTAGTCCCACGTGCCGTCGCCGAACTCGTAGTAGAACGGCACCGTCAGGTCGGCCGGCGTCGGGGTGAACGTCGCCACCCGCGCCGCGACCGCAGCCGCGATGCTGGTGAGCTGCTCCGGGTCCGACGCGCCCGGGTCCAGCAGCGGCCGGGTCCCGACGTAGCCGGTCGGCGGGGCGACCTCGACGAACATGAACCGCATCGCGGCCGTCTTCGACACGGGGGTCGACAGCGGTGCGGGGTCTCCGGCGACGAGCTCGACGTCGTACGGGCCGGAGCCCCACGAGTTGCCGTCGACCGTGTTCGCGCCGGACCACGTGAAGTCGATCGCGCCGTTCTCCACGGTGAAGTCGCCGAGGTATCCGCCCTGCAGGAACGGCAGGAGCAGGTAGCCGTAGCTGCCCTGCGATCCGACCGTGTCGCAGGCGTCGCCCTCGTCGGCACCGGCCCAGACTTCCAGAGCCAGGCCCTGGTCGCCCATGTCGATCTTCGTGTCGACCTCGAAGCCGACCACGGCGTTCCCGGCAGCGTTCAGGATGATCGGCTGGCCGGTCATCAGGGACAGCTGCGCCGGGTCCACCTGGCAGAACTCGATCTCCACGCCGTAGCCGGTCAGGGAGGTCTTCCCCTTGCGGTTGACGCAGATGTCGCCGTTCGCGTTGCGGACGAGCACGTCGTCCGAACTGTCGGTGTTCGCGGTGTAGGCGACGGAGACGTAGGAGTCAGTGACTCCCACGCTGTCGTCACCGAACACCACGCGGCCGCAGGAGTCGAGGCGCGTGACCCGCATGCGGCGGCCGTTGATCAGCGAAGCGCCCTTCGCGGTGCGAGCTACCATGTCTCGCTCTCCTCTCGATTACTCGCCCTGAGCGCCGAAGCGCTCGATGAGCTGTGCCTTGGTCAGGTCTTCGGACTCGTCGTAGCCGTTCGCCTTCGCGAAGGTCACCCACTCGTCCTTGGATGCCGACTGCGCCGGGGCCTTCGCCTCGTCGTCGCCGGTCTCACCGTCACCGTTCTCCTCGGTGCCGTCGGGCTCGACCTTGCCGCCCAGCGCCTCGATGACGCTCTTGTGCGCCACGAAGCCGGACGGGTGGGTCTTGACCTCGCGCGGGTCACGCCCCGCCTCCTCGGTCGCCGCCAGCACCTTCTGTGCCGTCTCGCGACCGCGGGGGCCGTAGACGCCGAACCCCTCGGGGATTTCCACTGCCATGATTCCGTCTCCTTACGGTGTCGTGATGCTGATCTTCTTGGGACGCAGGCAGTCGAACTCGACGATGTAGCTGCGCTCCGCGAGGGCCATTGCTTCGTTGTGAGTCTGGTCCACGACCTGCGTCGTGATGACCTTGCCGCGCCGCACGGTGGTGGCGCCGCTGTAGTAGATGTCGTCGTCGTCGATCGCACCGGAGGCGACGATCGGGGTCCCGTTGACGGTGTAGAGCACGCCGGTGTCCTTGTCGCGACTGATCGCGCCGAATGCCGCGCCGGCCACCGCGCTCGCACGCGACATCCAGATCACGCCGAGGCCCGCGTACTCGTTGTCCACGGCCTGATCCGCTGCACCGATCGCCGCGACCAGCGACGACTCCGAGCCGCCGGAGACGGCCGGAGCGAGGTACAGCGTGTAGATCGCGCCCTCGATGAAGCGGTTCTCCCGAGCGGAGAGACCGTCACGAGCGCGCTGCTCGTACTCGTCTCGCATCTCGAGACCACACTGGACGCCGAGGTAGCCGGTGAAGCGCTTGCTCGACGTGTCGGTGAGGAGGCCCTCGTACGTCTTGATCGCCGGATGCGGGAGCGGGTTCGATCCCCAGCAGTCAGCCGGGGTCGACTCCATCGTGGAGCACTCGGGGTTCGCGATCCACTGCGCGGCATCCGCGATGTCGATGCGACCACTCGTGTCGTCGATGATGTCGGCGACGCCCGCCAGACCCCCGAGCCGCGGCCGGAACCGCGGCGGGTCTACGAACAGATCGGGTCCTGCCATCTCGCCCACCTCCTTTCGGAGCTAGGCCCGGGGCTGCTGTGAGCGAGCAGCCCCGGGCTCAGGACGATCAGGCGAGGGCGAGCTGAGCGCCGGAGCGACCAGCGTAGTTCAGCGCGATGGTGACCTTGCGGCCTCCGGCGACCCGGTTCGCGACCAGGATCGACTCCTCGAAGAACGCCGCCGTGTAGGTGTTCGTCGAGAGGCCGGTCGAGTCGTAGATCGAGTCGAGGCTGATGACCGGGTTGGTGCCGACGAAGAACGCACCCGCCGGGTACATCATCGCGGTCACGGTCGCGGGCATCGCCTTGCCGCCGGTGGCGACGGTGACGTCGAGCGGCTGGTAGTCGTAGACCCACTGGACGGCCAGGCCGCGGGTGCGGAACCAGTCCGTCACCTCCGCGTCCTTGACGTTCAGCGCACCCTTGATGTCGCCGCCGTTGCGCACCGCGATGTCCTGGCGGGCGATCAGGCGAGCCCACGCCGGGAGGACGACCTCGATGGTCGCGCCGATCGGGAGGCTGTAGGCGTAGCGCACGTCCTCCGCGTTCAGCTCGAGCGCGTTCAGGAAGTCCGCCGTGCCGGAGCCGATCTCGGTCCAGTCGACGGCCGTCCCGATGAGGGCCGAGACGCGGTTGATCTTCTCCGCGTTGACCTTGTGGGCGTGGGCGATCTGGCCCAGCTCGAGGGTCTGGCGGATCAGCTCCGGGAAGGCGTTCTCGGTGAGGATGCCCGCGGTGATGCAGAAGCCGATCGCGTCGAGGCGGTGGTCCGCGAACGGGACGCACTCGACCTCGTAGCAGTCCTTCACGGTGCCCGCTTCGGCCTGCGCCTCCGTCTGCAGGAAGCCCCAGTTCTGGGCGAGCATCGCGTAGTCGACGCCCTTCGAGAAGTTGATGCCGCCGCGGTTGATCGAGACCTCGGGCAGCGAGTACAGCCCGGAGGCGGTCGCGATGCTGGGGAGGTCGTAGATCGTCTCCGACGGGGCGC